TTTAAAGATATTACAAAAATAAAATAATTTATGCTGTTAAAAGATATAATAGAACATTTGATTGTTTTAGAAAAACAATACCCAAATTCTAAAGCAAGATTGGATGTTGAAATTTTCAATTTGAATAATGAATCTACATTTTATGATTATGGATATGATTCTGTACAAGAATGTCAGCCACAATCAAATTTAAAACCAGAACTACCTAAATTTAATAAAGATAATAAATACTTTCGTCCTAGGAAGTTTACAAAAAATATTAATAAACAATGATAGCTATCGGAGATATCCATGGAAATTTTGACAAATTATTAAGAAATATAATTCGTTATGATTTGCATAATGAGATACTAATACAAATAGGGGATTTTGGAATCGGATTTGACCCTATCATGGTTGAATTGATAAAGTTGGTAAATATAGATTTAGAATTGGAAAAAAGAAATTGTAAACTCTATATTATCCGTGGTAATCATGACAACCCTTCCTTTTGGGAAAAAAACAGAATAACCGATTTGAAATATATAACATTCATTGAGGATTATTCTATTCTTGATATAGAAGGTAAAAATGTTTTGTTTATAGGTGGTGGAATTTCTATTGATAGAAAAAAACGAAAAAGAGATGTTTCTTATTGGTATCATGAAAATATAAAACCAAATTTAGAATTCATGAAATCATTAAAAAATAATTCTATTGATGTGTTAATTACACATACACCAATAACAAAAATATTCCAATATAAACTAACAACTGATTTAGAATATTATACATCTAAAGATTCTTTTTTGGTAGAAGATTTAAAAGAAGAACAAGATTTATTAAACGAATATAATGATATTCTTTTAGCTACACAAAAAGATAGTTTAAAATATTGGGTAGCTGGTCATTTACATATTGATGCTTTGCAAATAATTAATGATATAAAATATAAAGTCGTAAACATAGATGACTTTTATGAAATAAAATTTTAAAAATGGAAACCTTAAATATTCAAGATTATGATTTAAACCCGATTGACATTTTAGGATATATTTCTTCCAGTAATATAAATTCAAATGAAATTAAAAATAATATTCAAACATTTTTTAGCCAAAATAGTATAAGAATTAACAGTAGTTTAGTTGACAAGTTAGTAGAATTGATAGAAAATATTATTGATGATAATAATCATGATAATATAAAAGAATTTGTTTTGTACCTTAAAAATACACACAATTTATCATTTATACGTGAACATACTGATGAAGTATTATTATTTGATGAAGATGTTAGTTCTTTAAATATTTTTTAATTTTAATAGGTGTTATGATGAAAAGATTTTTGTTATTATGTGTATCATTATTTGTGTTGGTATTAACGACTGGTAAATCACAGATAATTGCTGATGCTACTGTAAATAGATTTGCTGGTCCATTTTTACAAAAAGAATTAATGGAAGTTAAAATGGTATTTAGAAATGTACCAAAAGATCTTATAAAAATACCAGCTTCGATCAATTATTGTATGTATAATCTTAGATCTGTTGGTTCTCAAAATTGGACAAAAGTTAATGATACAACATTTGAATTTACAATGATTGTGGAATTTAATAATAATTTTTATGGTAATTATGCTTATATTTTTGTCTATGGTATAGGTGATAGATATGAGCCAATACCAAATCCAAAAAATGTAAATCAAACAATGGTACTATTAACCAATAATGATATAACAAATACTGCTAAGAAATAAAATTAGGAAGGTCTGCCATTGGTGACGGTAAGCTGTCTTGAAAACAGTTAGGGCGTTAAAGCCCTTGAGAGTTCGAATCTCTCACCTTCCTCAAATTGTTAAACTTTCATTTATTGATATGAAAAAACTACATAGACAAAAAAAGATAAGACAAGATTTGGAATTACATATTGATACTAAATTTAATTCTAATAAGGAATACTATCATAATTCTCATGCATTGATATATGATGATTTTGATTATATTTTTGATATAGATTTTTTATCAGATTTTATTGAAAAATCTAAAACTATGAAATCAAAATTTATAGGTTTAAATATTACAGTATACAATGGTTATTATGATGCTGAAATAAATAATGTAAAATTTACTTCGTATGATATTGAAGATGAAAGTGATGAATCTTATAATAAACGATTAGAAATTTTTACAAAACAAGAAGAAGATCGCGAAAAGAAAATTTCTGATGAGAAACAGAAAAAAGAAGAAAAGGAGATTGCAATGCTTTTAAAATTAAAAGAAAAATATCCATCTATACAATGAAAATATGAAAAAAACTTATACCGTGGATTGTTTTGAAAAACTTTTAATTAGAAGAGGTGATAATGATTTTGGATATAGATTTTCTATAAGTATAGATACATTATCAGAATTTTTAGAATCTTCTAAAAAATTAAAATCTAATCATATTGAATTTAATATTGATTATTATCATTATGATGACTATACAGAATTTGATGCTATTGAAATTATACCAATTCGTGTTGAATATGAAGATGATGAATCCTTTAATAAAAGATTAAAAGCATACAATGATAAAATAGAAAATGATAGAATAGAATCGGAAAAAAGAAAAGAAAGAAATGAGATTGAACTTTTGAAAAAATTAAAACAAAAATATCCTTCAGTAGAATGAAAATATATTTAGATTTTGATGGTACTGTTGTTGAACACAGATTTCCTAAAATAGGTAAATATAATGATGGTACAATAGAAGTAATTAAAAAATTACAAGATGCTAATCATCAGATTGTATTAAATACTTATAGAGCGGATGTTGGTAATGAATCCTTAAATGAAGCAATTAGATATTTAAATAAATTAGATGTTAATTCATTTTTGGTTCAACCATCAAAAATACATCCTAGTTCTTTTGATATGGAATTCTTTAAAGCAAAAGGATTTATGTTTATTGATGATCAATGTATAGGTACTCCATTAAAAAATGTAGAAACAACAGCATTTGGTTTAATGGTTGATTGGTTCGAACTCGACAAGATATTAACTAAGCATAATATCTACTGATATAGGTTAGAGTAATTGGCTCTATAAATTTTAGATTGATTTTAATATATACATTAAAATCAATTTATGAATTGCCAATATTGTGATAAAACTCTTAAAAATAAAAATGCCTTAACTCAACATGAAATTAGATGCCGTCTAAATGAAAATAGAATACACATTAAAAGTAATGGTAATCCTGGCCATAGAGGTGGCAATCATTACACTAAAGCAAAAGAAACTGGCATACCTTACATAATGTCGGATTTGACAAGAAAAAAAATAGCTGATGGTAGTAGAAATAGAATTTGGACAAAAGAGAATAGAGAAAATTTAAGTAATTCTATGAGGCAAGCTGTAATAGATAATCCAGATTCTTATAGTGCAAATAATGTTTGTGGTAGAGTTAAAAATATTGAAATATTAAATGAAGGTGTCTTAGTAAAGGTTAAAGGTAAATGGGAATATAATGTTGCTAATTATTTAATTGAAAATAATATCAGGTGGACAAATGATATAAAACCATTTAATTATATTTGGAATGACAAAAATCATTTATATTTTCCTGATTTTTACTTAATTGATTATAACGTTTACGTAGAAGTTAAAGGTTATCAAAGAGAACGTGACCTTGCAAAATGGAAACATTTTCCAGAAAAACTTATTGTTCTTAAAAAAGATGAAATACGATTGATTAATGATAATCAATTTGATGTTAGAAATTTCTTAAAATAAAAAATTAAAGGGCTTATAGCTCAACTGGTTAGAGCAAAGGTCTCATAAATCTTCGGTTGGGGGTTCAAGTCCCTCTGAGCCCACTTTAATTTCCCTCCTCACATATCATATTTATAATATACTATGAATTTAGTAAATCCTGTAAAATTTAAACTCAGAGTAGTCCATTTCCCTCAAGTTGGGCAAAAATTATCATTTAAAGTTGATGTCAAAAATGAAGAAGAGGCTTATAAAATAATTGAGGTTTTATCTCAACAACATTTATGGCTTTTTAAAAATAAATACATTCCAGATTACAGTAATGTTATATTTGTTGAAATGTATGATGATAGTATTGATCCTTCTACAAAAGAACCTTATGGTTGGTCTGATTATTATAATGATGAAGAATGTATGGATTGGGATGAATACGAAGAAGTATATTTGAAATCTGAGGAAGAATGATATGTATTCAACACAGCCATATCCTTATAATAATGATATAAAAAGATTTTGTGAAATTCAAAATGAAATTAATAGATTACACGAAATTTTAACAAAAGAATATAATCAATTTTATGATGGTGGACATTCTTTTGAGGAATGCAATTCCTATATTTTCGAGGAATTGGCAATGCTTGAAAAAGAATTTTTAATTATTATCAAAAAGTTAAAATGAAAGATATTCTACTTCTTATCTATAAAGATATAATAGTTCCGATCGCAGTTGGATTTTTTACGGCTTATGTAATTATTTCAATCGTTAATATCATAATAGGAATAAAATGAAAATATTATTAATTGTATTCTTACTAATGATTGGTTGTACAGAAAAGCCACAAGTTATAGCTTCATCAGCTGGTACTGATAAACCTAAAGATAATACTAGATGGGTAAGTAAATATTCTAAAATTGTTGTAATAGATAGTTGTGAATATATCCAAACATTATATAATGGTTATATTCTTTTGCATAGTGCCAATTGTAAACATTGTAGAGAATTTTATAGAGAATTATTTAGGAGTTTAAAATGAGTCTGATAGTTGTTGATGTAGAATCAGATGGTCCTATACCATCTGAATATTCAATAGTTTGTTTTGGTGCTGTTGTAGTTGATAATAATTTGAACAAAACATTTTATGGCGAAATTAAACCAGTATCAGATAAATGGAAACCAGATTTTCTTGCTATAAGCGGTATTTCAAGAGAACAGCATTTAACTTTTGATGAACCATTTTTTGTTATGGATTTATTTGCTAAATGGATTAACAAAAATAGTATAGGTAGACCAATATTTATATCAGACAATAATGGATTTGATTGGCAATTTATAAATTATTATTTTCATAAATATTTAGGTTCAAATCCTTTTGGATATTCTTCTCGTAGAATAGGTGATATTTATGCTGGTATGTATGATGATATGACAGCAGAATGGAAACATTTACGAAAAACTAAACATGATCATAATCCTGTCAATTATGTAATAGGCAATGCACAGGCATTATTAGAAATGAAAAAATTTGGTTTAAAATTTTAAAAATATGGATAAATTTACTGTTTATATTGGATACAAAACTCTTAGGAAATTACAAGAAACTAAGATAGTTCACGAAAAGGGTGATATAGAATTATTCAGAAAATCTGCATCATCCTATTGGGATTCTGATGTAGAATTTATGATTGATATTCAGAGTTTGATATTTATCAATGAACGTTTGGATGGTGGGTTTACTTCTGAAGTTTTGGCAAAATTAAATGCTTTAATTAATGAAGGTCATAAAACTGCCATATTTTCAAGAACTGTAGAATCGGGATTAGCTCCTGGTAATTTTATAGTTTATATTAATGAGGATACAGATGAATTACGTGCATAAATTATACAACTTTTCTACAGTAGAAGAAGGTAAAGAAAATGTTAAAAAAGCCTTAGAGATAAGAGATAGTATGGGTGGTAATCTTTATTGGAATATTTGTAATGATGATTATATAGAAATAAGAAAAAAATTAACCGATATGGAAGCGGAAGAATTTCTTAAAAATAGAAGCAAATGATTTAAAATATCATTTGCATATTAACTTAAATCTTCGTATTTTTGTAGTATAAATTAATTATAATAAAGAGAGTTATAAAGAATGCAAAAAGTGATACTAACTATAGGTTTACCAGCTTCTGGTAAAACAACTTGGGCTAAAAAAGAATTAGAAGAAAATCCTTCCAAATATAAAAGAATTAATAAAGATGATTTAAGAGCAATGCTTGATGGTAAATGGACACCAGCAAGTGAAAAATTTATATTACAATCCAGAGATACTTTAATTGAACAAGCTCTTAGAGATGGGTTTTCTGTTATAGTAGATGATACAAATTTAAATCCTTCGCACCTTAGAAATATTATTTTATTAGTAGAACGTTTCAATTTAGATACATCAAAAGATGTTAAAGTAGAAACTAGGTTTTTTAATACATCAGTTAGTGATTGTATAGTTCGTGATAAACAGCGTCCTAATGGGGTAGGTGAGAAAGTCATATACAATATGTATAATCAATTTTCTAATATACACAACTTCGATGATATTAATCCTATAGAACAAGATGTAACTTTACCTAAAGCTATTATAGTTGATATAGATGGTACGATAGCACATAGAATAGATAGAGGGCCATTTGAATGGAATAGAGTTAAAGAAGATTTACCAAAAAGAGAAATACTTGATATAGTTAAAATGTTCCATGATAATGGTTATAGTATTATATTTCTCTCTGGTAGAGATGAAGTTTGTTATGATTTAACTTTAGAATGGATTAAAGATCATTTCTATGAAACTTATAAAATTGATTATAATAATATACAATTATACATGAGACCAAAAGATGATGTTAGAAAAGATTCTATCGTTAAAAAAGAATTATTTATGGAACATGTATATAATAAATATTATATCACACATGTTTTGGATGATCGGAATTCTGTCGTATTTCTCTGGCGCTCAATGGGTTTAACGTGTCTACAAGTAGCCCAAGGTAATTTTTAATTTTAAAAGGAAAAATAATATGACATGGTTTCAAAAATTTCTAAAATGGTTTAGAACAAATAAAATAACAATAAAAAATGATGAAAAAAGAAATGCTACATCATCATTACAAAGCTCTTTAAATATGTATACAAATAGTAATCTACATTATGTGGATAATCAAAATACTATTTTAGATTATATCATTCTAAATGAACTTATGAATAATTCAAATAATGTACCACAAGATATCAATAATTCAAATATTGAATTTGATGGTACATATACACCTGATAATAATTCTTTCGTACCAGATACAAATTCACATATACCTGATAATTTATACGTGCCTGATAATACGTATATACCTAATTCATATACACCTGATACAAGTTCATATGATTCAGGTTCAAGCTCATACGATTCAGGTTCAAGCTCATACGATTCAGGTTCAAGCTCTTCTGATTTTTAATTGTTTGTTTTAATATTTTATATAGGAGTTTTTTATGGCAAAGAAGTCATCCCTAATCAAGGATACTAAGTATGTATCATTTAGACGAGAATTGTATATTCGTTTAAATGGTGATGAAAAAACTGGTGAACATCCATTATATGTTTATTATGATGTTCCAAAAGAAGTTGTTTCAGAATTTAAAAAATCTGATAGTTTAGGTCGTTTCTTCATTAATAAGATTAAAGATGATTATAATTACCAGTTAATTGATATCTAACATGAAAAGGCTATATCGAATTAGTATAGATGTAAATGTTGATGATTCTGATATGTTTATTGTGTTGGATGATACTGATGATATAAATGCTATTTCAGATGAAATGGATTCAAATTTTGATCCATATGATTTTACATCAGTAACAAGTTATATGATAACATTGCATGAATATCCTTTAGATAAAATTAATGTATTACCACCTTGGGTAAAAAAATCAAAACTTTTTGATAAAGAATTCTATGAACTTGATGATAGTATTGATGATTTCTTTATAGAATATAAAGAATATCAAAAAGAATTAGAAAAGATACAAAAAGAAAAAGATTATCAAGAAAAGCATCAAGAAAAATTGTTTTAATTGTTTAACTTTAATAATACGATTATGAAATATAGTAGTATCGTAATAAAAAATATATGAAAAATTTTAATAAAAAAATACAAGATAGATTTGCTGAAATGCAAGCCACTGGAAAATTGTTTAGAGTGGAGTTAACAGGTAACCAAGTTTGGGATTTATATTTAAGTTCATTCCCTGGCGAATATGATCCTAAATTTCGTGATCCAAATAGTTCAACACATAATTGCAACCATTGTAAAAATTTCATTAGACGTTACGGTAATATAGTTGCCGTTGATAATGAATATAATATCATATCGATGTTTGATGTTGATGTAGAAGGTGAATATTATGAAAGCTCAATAAAATTATCAAATGCTATTCGATCTTCCAAAATTAAAGAAGTTTTCTTTGAAACCTTTAATGAATTGAAATCGTTACCTTATGAATCATGTAATAAAAACAATTCAGTATTTAGATTAGGTACTGCTTTAAATAGTAAAAGATATACTAAGGAAGAAGCTGAAAAATATGGTGTAGTTAAAGCTAATGAGATTAGATCATTTAATCACTTTCATTTAGATTTAAATAAATCTTATGTTGATTTTAGTGGTAGTTCAGTTGAAGCATTAATGGGCGAATATAGAGATTCAAAAAATGTATTTCAACGTGCAATGGAAACTATACCTGTTGATACTTTAAATTTAGTACGCGACCTTATTAATCAGGGTTCATTATTAAATGGTCAAACGCATCTATTTAAAATTGAACAATTTTTACCATTTAAAATAGAATATGATAATTTATCACCAAGTAAACGTGATGCATGGTGTTGGATAAAATCATATAAACTTCCTATAGCTAAATTTAGAAATGAATTAATTGGTGTATTATGTACAGAATTAGCAGAAGGCGAAGAACTTAATAAAGCTTGTCAATCTTGGAATAAAAGAGTTGATCCTGCTAATTATATGAAAGCTATTGCTCCAATTACTAAAAAACAAATTGAAGAAGCCAAAAAGTTTGTAGAGGAAAATGGTTATGTAGATTCTTTTGATAGACGATTTGCTACTATTGATGATATTAAAGTTAGTGAAATATTACATTCAAATATTGGTGATAGTAAATTAAAAAATGTTTCTATATTTGATAATGTCAAAGCAACATCGACAAGGCATAAAAGAAATGAATTCGATGGTGTAGAAGAGATACATATAGAAAAATTTATGAAAGATATTTTACCATCGTGTTCATCTATTGAAGCATTTGTTACAAATAAACAAAAAGGTAATTTTGCATCATTAACAACTTCTAATAATGAAAATTCAAAACCTATATTTAAATGGGACAATAATTATAGTTGGACATTTAATGGTAATTTAGCTGGTAAATCCCAAATTAAAGAAGCTGTTAAGTCTGAAGGTGGTAAAGTAGATGGTGTATTAAGATTTTCTATTACTTGGAACGAAGACGGTAGAGATATTTTAGATTATGATGCACATGCTAAAGAACCTGGTAATAATGGTCAACATATTTGTTTTAGAACTTATAAAGGTCATAATTCGCCAATGTCTGGTATGTTAGATGTTGATATGATTAGACCTAGAAAATTGGGCGTGGAAAATATTGTATGGAGTGATAAATCCAAAATGAAAGATGGTGTTTATAAATTTTGGATTAATAATTATGATAATGGTAGATCAAAAGGTGTAAAAGCTGAAATTGAATTTGATGGTGAAATTTATACATACGATATACCCCATGTTAGTTCAGATCAAAATGTAGCCGAAGTTACATTAAAAAATGGTGAATTTACAATAAAACATATTGCAAAATTATCAGATGAATCAACAACTTCTACTGAAATTTATAACCTTGAAACTAATAAATTCCATAAAGTTAATTTGGTTTGTTTGTCACCTAACCATTGGAATAATAACAATGTTGGTAACAAACATTACTTCTTTATGTTAGAAGGTTGTAAAACTAAAGAACCAATTAGAGGATTTCACAACGAAAATCTTTTACCAGATTTAGCTCAACATAGAAAAGTGTTAGAAGTTCTTGGTACTACAAATACAATAAAACCATCCGATAAACAATTATCCGGTTTAGGATTTAATGCTACTGTTAAAGATGAATTAATTTTAAGATTATCTGGTAGTCACAAAAGAGTAGTAAAAGTTTTATTTTAATGTTTCCGGTATTCCCCAAAATCCCGACCTAATAAACATTGGTGCATGATAATTATATCGTAACAGCAGGGTATTTGTCCCCCCATGCTAACAATACTCAAGAAATTTTTAAAGAAATAATACACAAAATTTCTCCAATGTTTATCTTTTTTAGTATTTATTTTAGTATTTATATTTTATTTTTATAGGAGTTTAGTAATGGATAATTTTAAATTAGCATCTCAACAAAAATTGAGATTTCAAACAAGTAAAGGTCTTTTATCTACAGAACAATTATGGGATTTATCTCTTAATGATTTAGATACATTAGCTGTGTTATTAGAAGAAGAATCTACAAAAGCCGGTCGAAAATCATTTTTAGTTCGTTCATCTGCAAAAGATAAAACAGCTAAATTGAAATTTGATATTGTGATTGATATTTTAAGTACAAAAGTTGAAGATGCAAATGCTGCATCAGAAGCACAAGAAATTAAAGAGCACAATAAAAAGATTATAAATCTTATTTCTGAAAAGAAAGAAGAAACTTTAAAAGGTAAATCAATAGCAGAACTTGAAGCAATGTTACGATAATTATTTATAATAAAAAAAATGGCTATCTTAAAAAGTGTAAAATTAATATTATCAGATATAACCAATAATAATAATAAACATTGGTCTGGTACTATTTTAGATAATAACGAAGTTGTGCTGGAATGGGGTAGAGTCGGTGACTCTACCCAGAAAAAGGTAAAACCATTCAATTCACAATCTGGTGCAGAAAATTTTTTAGATGATAAAGTAAAAGAGAAAAAGAAAAAAGGTTATACAGAATTAAATACTTTAAGTGGTACTGTTACAGTTAATCATGATAAAAGTAATTTAATTGATATAGCAAAAAAACAAATTGTAGGTGATGATGAAACTAAAGTTTTAATTGAACGTTTATCAAAAGCCAATGTTCATAAAATTCTTGAATCTACAACACTTACATTTTCTAATGATACTGGATTATTTGCAACACCTTTAGGTATAGTTACGAATGCTTCTATCATTGAAGCTCGGCAAACTTTAAATTCAATGTCATCTTATGTTGAAAATAAAGATTTTGAAAATCCAGATTATATATCATTATTAAATAAATATTTAAGGCTCATACCACAAAGAGTTGGTCGTAAATTGCAGCCGACTATTTATGCAGATTTGACAGCTATTAAAGCTCAAAATGATATTATAGATTCATTAGAAGTTTCTTACCAACAATCAATAGCAAATCCTGTAAATCCAAATGTGGATGATATTGAAGCTCCTAAAATATTTTCTTGTGAAATTAAATCTGTTAATGATCAATCAATTATTGATTACATTAATAACAAATTTAAATCCACTATGCAACGTATGCACAGCTCATCTAACCTAAAAGTTAAAAAAGTTTATAGTGTTAAAATTGATAAACACTATAATGATTTTGAACAATACGGTAGACAGATTGGTAATATAATGGAATTATGGCATGGTACAAAAATTTCTAATTTACTTTCAATATTAAAAAGTGGACTTATAATACCACCAGCTGGTAATCCAAATGTCACTGGTCGTATGTTTGGTGACGGTATTTACTTTTCAGACCAAAGTACAAAGGCTTTGAATTATTCAAATGGTTATTGGAGTGGCAATAAAGAAAATAACTGTTTTATGTTTTTAGCTGATGTTGCTATGGGTAAAAGTTATACACCAAAGACATATGGTGGTAGGTTACCAGAACCTGGTTATGATTCAACATTTGCAAAAGCTAATGTATCATCCGTTTCTAATAATGAAATGATTGTGTATAAATTATACCAAGCAAATTTAAAATATCTTATAGAATTTGATGCTTAATTGGAAATTTTAAAAAAACAACAAAAAAATTTGGATTTTCATATAAATGATACCATATTCTTCAATAAAAATTGCAAATTGATTTATAATAGTGGCGGAATTAGACGCTAAGACTAGGATGTGTGGTGAAAAGCAGACACAGCAGGAAACTGCCGAGGAAACTCGTGGAGGTAAGAATCCTTCTACAACCGGCGAAAGAAAATCGAGGACTTGAAACGTCCGTGCAAGTTAAAGTCTTGCCTATTATAAATCTTTTATTTAAACATTTTTAATCCTTATGCGTACAAAAACTAAAATAAATATTATAAGTATTGCAATATATCTAATTGGAATTATTTTAGGTTTAATAATATTCAATTATATTGGTTATAATAATATTTATATAAATTTATTTTTGGGTATAGTATACTGTCCGGTATGGACAATATACACACTAAGATATTTAAGAGAAGTTTATTTACCAGAAAAATTTACAATTAAATTAAAATAAAAAACAATCTTTACATTTTTTATAAACAGGAGTAGACATGTTAACCCAAATACAACAAAATAAATTAAAAGCTATTTTAGATGGTAAAGTAGCATCAGTAGATGAATTTACAGCATTTGAATTAACAAAGCTTTTAAGGAAATCAGAATATGTAATGCATTCTGATGTTAGAGATTATGTACATTCTTTCATGACTGATTATATTTCATTAGGTGAATATGAAAGAACTATATACAATCAAGATGGTTGGTCAGCATATAAATATATACCAAAACAAGAAACTGATTCTTCTACAGATTCTACTTCAAATGATAATACATTAATTGATAATATTAATGATTATTTTTCTGATGTAGATAATAGTATTGTTACAACTGATTCTGATATAACAACCCCCAGAGTAATAGGAGCAACTACAGGTTCTTATGGTATTGTTACCAGTACCAATGGTACTGGTGGTAATCAAACAACTGGAAATCTTTTTGATGATTCTGATACAAGGAATTTATCAGATTTAATTAGTGAAGAATTTAAATTACAATCAAATAATAGAATAAATATATCAGAAAAAATTATAGGTACTAATGTAGATACGATATATGTATATTTAGATAATTCTGATATGATTGTTATAACAAATGATATTTTATCAGTTAATTCTCCAAAAACAAGACCTCATAAAATTTCAAAATCGCAAAAATCTTTCAGATTCACATTAAATCCATATATTTCAAACCATAAAAAGAAATCTATAGATTATAATATTTGCGAAATACAAGATGTAGAAGAACACTCTAAAGGTAAATTTAGTTTATTTTTAGATGTATATTAAATAAAATAATAGGGGGAACTATGAGTGAAAAATTGCATGATGATGTTTTACATCACAAAAATGATTTAGAATTTACTGATAATGTATTTAGTAAATTAAGTAAACAAAAGGTTAAATATAATAAATTATCAGAAACTAATAAAAAATTGGTAGAAGAAAATAAAAAATTAAAAGCCTGGATTAAATTAGCACAAAAAAAGTTTAAAGAATTAGATATAGAAATCTAATATGAATATTTTTATTCTTGATACAAACCCAAAAATTGCTGCCCAATATCATGTAGACAAACATGTTGTAAAAATGATATTAGAAACTGCCCAATTATTGTGTTCTGCACATTGGTTAAATGGTAGTGAAGCTCCATATAAATTAACTCATAAAAATCATCCTTGTGCAATTTGGACAAGAGAATGTGTTGAAAATTATAATTGGTTATGTATGTTAGGTCTAGAATTATGTAAAGAATATACATACAGATATGGTAAAATACATAAAACTCAAGAACACATTATTTGGTTATATAAAAACAAGCCCTCATTAAAAACAATGGGGGCTTGTACTTTACCACCAACTGCTATGCCACAAGAATGCAGAACTGATAATGTTGTTTCATCCTATAGAAAATATTATATAACAGAAAAAAGATCATTTGCTAAATGGACTAAACGTCCACAACCAGAATGGTTTTATTAAAATGAAAGTGTATTACAATGAATAAAAAATTACAAGAATTACTAATTTCTTCGATAGAAAACGAATCGATAAAAATGAAAAAAGATTTAAATTTTATAGAAAGTTTAAAAACTTTATCATGGTTTGAAAGATTAAATTTAAATAAAATTGTTGATAAATATTTAGAAACAAGAGATAAAGAATAAAATGGGTGGTAAAGCTTTAAAAAAGGTAGAAACTCGTAGATATGATTTAGAAGAATATAAAAAAGCCAGTTCATTTATAATAAGTGAATTGAAAAAGATATTATTATATAGTGTAATATCAGATATTCCTTATCTACGAGAAAAGGAAACGTTTGGTGATTTGGATGTATTAGTATCATTTAATACTTCTACAGACATACAATCTATCATGCAAATTATTTTAAATCATTTTCAACCAGATGAACACATAAAAAATGGTAAAGTTTTAACATTTAATTATAAAGACCTTCAAGTTGATATAGTATTTACACCATTGGAATGTTTTCCTTTATCATTAACATACTATAGTTGGAATGATGCTGGTATGCTTATAGGACGCATTTGTCATTCATTAGGTTTAAAATATGGTCCAGAATATCTAAGATTATTAGTATTAAATGATAATGATAGGATATGTGATATACCATTAACTAATGATCCAAAAATAATATTTTCTATATTGGGATTAGATTTTGAAACATTTAAAAATGGTTTTGATAACTATACTCAATTATTTGACTTTCTTTCTACGTCAAAATACTTCTATTATGACATATTTGATTCAGCTTTAATAAACTCTGCTTCGCGTAGGCGCGACAATAAACGTACTTCATTACATTTATTCTTTGAATATTTAACACTCAACCAAGAGCGTTGGAAGCACTCTGGTAAAAAACGAACACAAGAAGAAAATATAGAATTTATAGATAAATTATTTCCAGAAAAATTCATCTATAATACTATAGCGGAAGCAAATAGAAAAATAGAAATAAAAAAGTTAGTTAGTGAGAAATGGAATGGTAATATTATAATGAGTTTCATACCAGACTTAACTGATTCTAGATTAGGTAATGCAATTAACAAACATAAAGAATATGTTAAATCTTTTGATTTAGATTTTGAATATTACATTTTAAATAACGAAGTTGATAAAATTTTAAATGATTTTAAATTGGTAAATGAATTATAAAGATTTTAAATTAAAAGAAGAATACCAAGTATATAAATATGGGCAAAATATTGAATTACAAATTTTTGAAAAAATGATTTTACATTATAAAAAAATAAATTATCATGAGCAGTAACCCATTATCCCCATTATTTGTAGATTATAAAAAACTTATTTTAAATGGTTATATAAATGTAGATCAGGCAAAAAAGTTTAAAGAATTGGGATTTAAACAACATAGTAAAGATTATTGGTTTCCAAATCCAAATACTAATGAAATAATAGCAAAGAATAATTTACCTGAATATATTTTAGTTCCTTGGAATCATCAATTAGCAGATTGGAATATTATAATAAGTACAATAGATTTATTGAATAATACCTATTCTGCATATAACTTTGAAGAATTGGTATCATTTATACCACTATACATGTTTACATCCAATGATATAGTATTGAATGATTATTTTTTAAATGATAATGAAATGACCATTACTGAATGGTTGGCTGATAAATTTTTAGATATATGTAATGATGTCGCCTAATGAATATTTTGATGAAATAATAGTTTTATACATACCAAGAAGAGCTAATAGATATTTAGAATTAAGACAAAGATTAATTCGAGAAAATATCTATGTTAAAACCTTTACCGGTTGTGATAAAAATGATATTCAAAATGAATATGATAAATTTTATCAAAAACATCCATGGGAATGGACAATTGGTAATTATGCTATAATGAATTCCTACCATAAACTCTTTAAACATATTTTGCACGAAACCGATTATAAAAGAGTTTTAATACTTGAGGATGATATTTTATTTCATAAAAATTTCAATGAATTATTTTCAAATTCTATATATGAAATTCCTGATGATTGGAAGTTATGGTATTTGGGATATGTTCGTTGGGATGATTCTCCACTTATAAAAATAGAAAATAAAAATTTATTTGTTCGACCAAATAATATGACTGGTAATTTTGCGGTTGCATATGATAGAGAAATAATCGAACAAACTTTAGGTGCTCTCGAAATGGGTAGAAAAATTGGAATACAAACTACTGACCAAATAATTAAAAAAACGTGGCACAATAGACCAACTACAATAGTATCAGATCCAATGTTAATTTCACATAACTATGGTTGGTCTGATACAGCAGAAAAGGTATTTGATAATACAAATTGGGGTCGACACCAAAAAGGTTTAGGTCGTTGGCTAAATGAAGAATTATATCATTAATAATATGAATATTGAAAATAAAGTACGAAGTAGAGTTATAAAGCAACTTACAGATTTAATTGAAAAATTTAAAAAAAATAAGTGATGATATAGTATCACTAAATAGTAGTGTTGCTATATTACGCTGGGTATTAGATTAATTTTATAAATAAAAAATGATAGCAATAACAATTAAGATAAGTAAGAATGGTTCTTATTATAGAAATATAATTTTATATGATTTTGATTATTCCGAAAACTTGAATAATAGAATGGAATTTATAAATGAATGTGTTGATGATTGGTTAGATAAAAATATTAATCATAATTTATATCATCATGTATTTGATATAGTATATGATCCAAATGAAATATATACTATATATAATGAAGAGATAAATAAAATAGATTCAGAAATTGATGTTTTAAATTTTAAAAAAAATAAAATATTATCCGAATTATTAAAAATAAATAAAAAGAAATGAGTCCAAATGAATACTTTGATGATATATTTTGTATAAATCTAGACAGGAGACCTGATAGATGGAATCTAATAAATGAAAGATTTAAAAGAGAGAAATTGCAAGTTACTCGTTGGACTGCTACAGATGCTCTACATAGAGATATTAAAGTTGATTACCACTTATTAAGGACTGAAAAACCTACTTCTGGTATAAAAACTGCTGGTGGTTATGCAATTTTATTATCATATTTGAAATTATTTTATCATATTAGAAATCAAGGATATGAAAAGGTTTTAATATTTGAGGATGATGCTATATTCATACAGGATTTTATAGATCATTTTAGAGCAAATATACGAGATTTACCTTCCAATTGGGAGTTATGGGCATTAGGTTGTTCACAATATGGTACACACGAATTAAATTTTACACCAGACCATAATTTCTTTTCACCCACACCACCAAATAATACATATGGTTTATTTGCGTTTGCAATAAAAAAATGTTATATTGATACCGCTATAAAAATTTTGGAAAAAAGAATGTCATATGCTGATACGGAAATATTTACCCACACATATGATGGTGAGAGTAGAATTTATATATCATGTCCACCAATATGTTCGCATTCTGATGGATACTCTGATAATATAAATGCTATAAAACCTTCCACAAATGTATTAAAAGATTGTCCAGGTAATACATCAATTGTTCAACCAATTTATTATTAAAAATGAAAATCTTATTTTTAGTTAAAGGTACAAACCATACTCCGCACAGTTTATCAAATTCGGCAATTTTTACAATCAACTTTTTAAAAAGTTTAAATGTTAATGCTGATATTGCATTTGTTACAGAATCATCTCAGATAGAAAATGTAATAAATGATAATGGTCCAACACATGTTATTATAGAATCTGTATTTGTTATGCCTATAGAATTTTTAAGGTTAACTAATATGTTTAAAAAAGTAAAATGGTTTATTAGACTTCATAGTGATATAGGATTCTTTTTTGCAGAATTTTATGGTTTAGAATGGACAAAAGCATATCAAAATTTTGATGATATAACAATAGCTGCAAATAATACTGAAATAATAAAAAATTTATCACCACAATTAAAAAAAGATATAATACATTTACCAAATATATACCCAGATAATTATGAATATGATTTTAAAAATAAAAATGATGATTCTGTAATAAACATTGGTTGTTTTGGTAATTTAAGACTTGTAAAAAACCAAGGGTTTCAGGCGGTGTTAGCAATGAATTTTGCGGATGCTCAAAAAAAGAAATTAAGATTTCATATTAATGTAGGTAAATCCGAATTAAGAAATAATGCCGTTTTAACTAATTTAAGAGCTTTGTTTAAGGAATCAAAACATGAATTAGTAGAATATGGTTGGGTACCTCATGATGATTTTTTAAAACTTGTTAAAACAATGGATGTTGGTTTACAATTATCATATACGGAAAGTTTTAATATAGTAGCTTGTGATTTTATTTCTTGTGGTGTACCTATTTTAGTATCACCAACTATAAGTTGGTGTCCAGATTGTTATATTGCCTCAACTATTAATATGGAAGAATGTTTATATAAATTAACTACCATATATAATAGTAGAAATGATATAGAATTGAAAAAAATGGCTATAAAAAAATTATCCGGAATAACAGATACTGCAAAGGATATTTGGAAAAATTTTATAGAAGAACAAATTCCAAATAAGTTTAAACCATTACACAGATACAATGTAAATATGCACATAATTTAAAAAAATATATCAAAATGAAAATTCTATTTGTCCTAAAAAATAGGACTTATAATAAGGAATACGCAACTTCATTTGGTTTAATGAATTCAGCCCTACAAGTTTCAAATCATTTAAATCATAAAGGTCATGAATCGAAAGTAGTATCAGTTATAGATTATAATTTTATAGATAAAGAAGTTCATTCGTATAAACCAGATATAGTTATAATAGAAGCATTATGGGTTTCATCTAAAAAGATGAAAGAATTAATAGAATTAAAAAGATATAAGAATATAAATTGGGTAATTAGAATACATAGTGATATAGGATTTTTAAGTGCAGAAACGAATGCTTTAACTTATATAAATGATTATCTTTCTTTAAGAAAAGATAATTTATTTATATCAATAAACAATAAAGAGTTTTGTGAAAATTTATCAAATATTTATGGTGAAAGTTTTTTATATTTACCAAATATAATAAATATAAAAAATGCACATAAAATTATTGATAATAATAATTTAAATATAAATATAGGATGTTTTGGTGCATTAAGACTTCTAAAAAATCAATTATTTCAAGCAATGTGTGCAATGGAATTTGCAGACTCTTTAAATAAAACATTATATTATCATATTAATTGTAACGTTTCTCCTGATAAAGAAAATTCTATTTTAAAAAATTTAACTGCTTTATTTGATAAAAATGCTAGTGGTCATAAATTAATTATACATAAATGGTTAGATAATGATGATTTTCACCAATTAGTTAGATCAATGGATTTTGGTTTACAACTTTCATATACTGAAAGTTTTAATATAACGGCCGCTGATTTTGTAATGAATAATACACCAATTATAGTTAGTGAAGCAATATCATGGTTACCTTGGTTTAATAAAACTTCTACTACCAATTATAGAAAAGTTTTATCTAAAATGAAATGGATTTATAGATTTAGAAATTCTAAGATAATGACTTTTTTAAATAAAAGAAGTTTAAAGAAATATAATAAACAAGCCAAAGAAGTATGGAAAGATTATTTAAAATATATAGAATATAATAAAAAAGATAATCTTTAAATGTTAAAAACTAAAGAACAACGTAGACGTGATATTCAAAGACTTTTTCTTTCTAAAAAAAAGGAAAATGAAAAACTTATACAAAAACAAGAAAAGGAAAAGTACATATATCCACAATACATAAGCACTTTATCAAAAAGAATAAAAAGATTGGATCCTTCTTATGGTGTACAATCTATGGAATATCATGATTGTGCATATATTGTTTTTTATAAATTAAAACAATCAGGATTTAAAGATTTAAGAATAATTTGTACAGCAAAACATGCGTGGGTTGAATTTTCTTATAATGATGAATGGTGGATATTTGATCCAATAGCTATAAGAGAATTAGAATTAGGTGATCCTATAAAAAGAAAACAATATGTAAAAGAAGATATATATAAAACTTTTGCAAGAGTTTTTACTGATATAAAAGATTATAAGGATGCGTATGAACGAAGTATAAATTATACAGAAGATGAAGCAAAAATAGCCGCAATGAAAGACGTTGGTTTAAATAGTGTCCTAAGACATAAACTAATTTAATTTAATTTTAGTTTAAAACAAATAGTTGATTAAAACGTATAATTTTCATGTTTTTATATTATTGAATAAAAAATGAATGAATTAACAATCATAGTCGATACAGACTATCTCGCCTATAAAAATTTACACATTGCAAAAGGATTTGATAAAAATAAATATCATGAAAATAATAAATTTTTTGATAATCCTGATGATATACCAACATTTATAACAAGAATGGTAGTTGATCTCTCATATTCTTTAAATTCTTTTAAAGGATATAAAAGAGTTATATGTGTAAAGGATTCCAGAAGTTGGAGAAAAAGTATAAATATACCAAATGGTTCCATCTATAAAGATAATAGATCAAAATCAGATGATATAAATTGGTCCGTATTTTATAATTCTGTCGATGAATTTTTAAATATTTTAAAGGAAAATGGTATTATAATATCAAGAATAGATAATGCCGAAGGTGATGATCTAATATATTTATGGTCTAATTTTATTTTAAATAAAAAAGATCCAGATAATATTTTAATTCTATCAGCTGATAGTGACCTATCACAAATAGTTGACTATAATGATAGTGTATTTTGCGTTCTATATGATACCCGTAAAAAAAATAATACTTTAATAGCTAAAAATGGATTTAATAAATGGCTATATGAAAAAAATATTGAAGATGAAATCGTTGATATATTTGATGATGATATTTTTGAAAAAGTATCAAATAAAAATGGTATAGAGATAGTAAAAGAAAATCTTAAAAAGTTAGATTTATTGGAGGTTGATCCTAGAGAAGTTATTTTTAATAAAATAATATGTGGTGATTCTGGTGATAATATCCCATCTATTTGGGAATGGGGTAATTTAAAAGATAATGGTAAGTTTGAAAAAAGAATAACAAATAGGCATTATACAAAATTGTATGAAAATATAATAAATAATATAGGTGAAATTGATATAGAAGAATTAAGAGCCAATTCTAGTTTTAGAAATAGAATACGATTAGTTCTACAGGAAAATGCAAAAACCATTATAGAAAATAATAAATTTAAGGAACGTTTAGATACAAATACTAAACTGGTATATTTAAATAGAGATATTATACCAGAGGATATAGTTAAAGAATTTGATGATAATAAAGAAAACCTGTATAAAAAATACAAAACAAAAACTATAGATAAAAATATTTTAAAAAATACACCATATTATAAATCTAAATTAGGTGTAGATGAATCAATATTCGATATGTAATTATGGCTAAAAAGAAAAAAACAGAAGATATTAAAAAGATTAAAAAAAATAAAACTATGGTTCTTTTTGGTCCAGAGACAACAGAAGAACCGATAGAAGATGTTTCTAAAAAATCTCCAGCATTATTCGATTTTATATCGGATATGTTTTCTAAAAAACAAGAATTTTTAGAAAAAACTAATTATGAAAAAGGTGTTTATGGTTTTATGATTAATAGATTTATGGCCATCAAAGCTCCTGTAATAGCTACACAATTTAGTAAAATTGGTATAAATCAAGGTAATGTTGTAACATCTTGGGCTTTAATGTTTTCTAAATTAACAAGAACACCTGAATGGATGTATGTTAGTACTGCAAAAAAGAAAGAAGAAAATCGTAAAAAAGATTTTGATGTAAAGCAAGCTACTATAGATTTGTATTGTAAAATGTATGAGATTGATATGAAAACGTTTAACGAAGCCAAAGAACGTTATACAGATGAATTATTGAAAGAACTAAAAGATTTGGAACAAATGCAAGATATGTAATATGAAAACTAATACAATATTTGTAATTGGATTTACAGGTAATAAAACCTGTTATATGAATATTTCACTTTAAGAAGCTATAACTAGGTATTGTAGAGATAATGATTTAACATTAGATGAACTTAATAAAATATTAGAAATTGCACGTGATATTAAATATATTGGTAAAACATTAGAAAAGAAACTTTCTTTATTTGGAGTTAGAAAATGAGAAATGAAAAATGGTATAATTCAGATGAAATATTTATAATAGAAATTATAGATAAATATTTATATAGGGGAAACTATTATAAATATGTTAAACCTCATAAATTTTTATTTTTTAATATAAAAGAAGGTGTGGTAGTATATGATACTAAAATTACAAAGGATGAATTTTTGAAAGAATATAATAATTTTAGTATAATTGATTCTAAACTTTATGTAAAACAATGTTTGGTAATTCGTTTTAAAAATGAACTAACATTAGAATATTACTTTGATGATAAGTTTGGGGAAAATTATTTTAAAATCAATTAATAAATCCAATTCAAAAATATTTCAATATTATTGATAATTTGATAATTTTTGCTAATTGATATGAAAAAAGAATCATTACTACAAAAAGTACATAATGCTAGAGATAAACATGTTAATCTTTTAGTAAGAAATATATTAGATGATCCAATGTTAGAAAATGATGATAAAGAATCTATTAAAGATGAATTATATTCATTATTATATGATTTAATTTCAACTGATGGTACAGTTGCTATGGGTATATATCATTGTTTATATAGATATTTAAATTTTAGTAATGTAAAAAGTAATGACCCATAATATTAAAAAACTCTTTTAAAAACTTAAAGGTGATAAAATGGCAGAACGTTATGATTATGGTATATGGCATGTTAGTGAAAAAATAGGTTCAAGAAATCGTGAAACTAAGTACAATAAAAAACATGATAGAATAGTTTGCGGATGTTTAAGCCATTCATTAAATGACTTTGAAGAAAGAGTACATAAAGTATATCCAGAAGGACATAAACACCGTATAGAATATGATAATTTTATAAAATTTTGTAGAGAAATTGAAAAATAAAAATAATATGAGATTTTATTTATATAAAAAAACAGATATATATGATTTAGATTCCTTCATAAAAGAAAACCAAAAAGGTAGTCAAAAATATAGAACTATAAAAATAGCCGAAGAATACGCAGATAAAAAAATACGCATGGATTATAAATCTTTTATTAAAAAACATGTAAGTATGAAAGATTGTGGTACAATTCTTGGTAATAATGATAAATATAAAATGTTTATAAAATTTATAAATAAAAATCAAGTTAATGAAAACGAAAATTTATATTCTATTATAGGTAAAGATGGTTCAATATATGAACCAAAGGATTTTTTAAAATTAGTATATGAAAAATAAAAAATTGGAAATAGTAACACATATAATTTTATATATCATGCTATGTTGGGCTGGATGGGTAGATATCAATAGGCATAAATATTTTAATTTGGTTATGATAATATTAGGAATAATATGGAATAGTTATTTATTTTTAAAATTAATCAAGAAATGAACCAACCACAAACAATTAAAGGTCTTTTTAAATTCCTAAAGAGATTAGAATTATTGGATTATCATGTAAAAGGTTTTGATGAATTACCTAAAAATATAAAAGATAACCTATATAAATTAGGAGCAGATATATCAAACATTGTAAATGAATTTGAAGAATTATATAATTAAGGAAACATATGAAAGTAAAATTAGTATCATTGACAAAGGCAAATATAAACAATATAGAGATGTCACCTGAACAATTAATTGTTTATACTGCGAGGGTTAGTAATCCTGGCAACCAAATGAATATAGAAACATCGGATAAGTTAATTGCTTACCTTATAAAAAATAAACATTGGTCACCATTTGAAATGGCTGATATGACTGTTGAAATTATAACAAGTAGAGGTATTGCACAACAAATACTTAGACATCGTAGTTTTTCATTTCAGGAATTTTCACAAAGATATGCAGAAGTAACTGATATTGAACCTATACAATTAAGATACCAAGCTGATAAAAATAGGCAATCATCTTCTACAGAATTAAATGAACGTGACCAACAATACTTTGGTGATAAAGTATATTCATTGATTGAACAATCTAAAAATCTTTATGTTGAAATGTTACAAGCTGGTGTTGCTAAAGAATGTGCTAGGTTTATTTTACCAATAACAACACAAACTAAAATTTACATGAAAGGTAGTATAAGGAGTTGGATACATTTTTTACAAATTAGAACTGATGGACATACTCAATTAGAACATAGATTGATTGCAGTAGAAATACTTAATATTTTCAAAGAGAATTTTCCAAATATTGCAAAAGCTTTGGAATTTTAATTATGAAAAACTTTTATAATAAAACAAATGAAGCTATTATAGTGGAAAAAATAACACGTAATGGTACTAAAAAATATGATTTATTATTAAAAATAACAGAAACGTATTTTTGGGGAATTTTTAAAAGAATAAATCATTATGAGATATATGGTAAATGTTTTGATACATATGCAGATGCATTCGACCAACGTTCAATTTATATATCTAAATTGATTAATGAATATAACTCAAAAATAATCTCAACTGGTGAGGTTGATACAGTTTTAATAGAACATGAGGTAAAATCATATTCAACATGGACAAATATATGAAAACAATAATTGCTGGTAGCAGAAACATTTCCGATTACAATTTAATAAAAAGAATATTAAATACTGTTAATAAAGATATAGGTATAACTACAGTTGTTTCTGGTACAGCTAATGGTGTTGATAAAATGGGTGAACGTTGGGCTATAGAAAATAATTTACCAATAGAATTTTTTCCAGCTGATTGGGATAAATATGGTAAGTCTGCTGGACCAAAACGTAACATTCAAATGGCAGAAAATTCTGATGCATTAGTTTGTATATGGGATGGTTCTTCTAAAGGTTCAAAACATATGTACGAATATATGGCAAGTTTAAATAAACTATGTTTCTTATTTAATATACCAAAAGGTACTTTTACTAAAATTAATAAAGGATAAATATATGTCAGGTGGTCATTACGATTATCAGTATAGTAAAATAAATAATCTTGCCGATGAAATAGAATCAGAATTTATTGATTATGAACAAACTGTTAAGAAAAATGATGGTTATGATATTTTCGAAGGCGTAACAGAAAAACAGAAAAATGATGCATTATTAAAAATTAATAAACTTATATATGATTTAAGAAATTGTGCAAATAGAGCCAGAAATCTTGAATGGTTTATGTCTAATGATTCTAGTATAGAATCATTTTTAGATAGGGAATAGTATATCATTACTTATTTTTAAGCCAATACCTTTAAGGTATTGGCTTTTTTTATGTCTAAAAATATCAAAATAATATATATAAAAAATAATGTTACGTAAGTGCCACAATCATTTATACTTGATAACAAAGATGATTTTGTTATTTTAAAATCTAAAGATGCATATGATAAGGTTATTTCTATTAATTCAATAGTAGAAACTATAATTTCATCAACTGGTACCATCAAAAAAGAATTTAGATGGAGTATAGATGGTGGTACATTTTCACAATGGATAATTTTAACTTTACAAAATTTACAAGACCTTATCAATTACAGTAAGGATGTTAAATTTTGGATAGAATATAAATATACACTATTAACTGCCGGGCATTTTGAAATATCATCTACCGCATTAAACGTCACCTTGTTTGATGACAGAATGAATAATTTCGTTCCTTTACCTATAGCTTTTTCTGTAGAAAAAGGTAATGGATACCATCCACTCAATATAAAACCATTCTCCTTTAATCCATATAAAAACAATAATAAACCAGCTTTAAGATTACAAAAGGATCTAAGTTTTATTGTTCAAAATATGTATGGGCATGATGTAACATATTTTAGGGCTGTACCTGATATAAGAAGTCGTGACGTTATATTAGGTGAATGGACTCTATATAACGTTTCCGATCCAGTTTGTGCAAAAATATTAATACCAAATAATGAAATACCTGATGGTAAATTCATGTTTGAAATGATGGGTATAGAATTTGAATCGCCATTAGAAGTTCATATAGACAAACGTTATTTTGAATATTTATTTGGTGAAGGTACAATGCCACAAAAAAGAGATATCATTCATATACCTTTGACAAATAGGATGATGGAAGTTAATAGTTCTCAACCAGTATATGATTTTATGGATGAAATATTATATTTTAAATTAGATCTTAAAAAATATCAGAAAAAATCTCATGTATTGCAATCTGATAGTGTTCAAGAATTAATAGATTCTGTAACTACAGGTGTAGAAGAATTATTCAATGAAGAAATACAACAGCAGGTTGAAAAAATAACTGCCGAACAACATACTAAGGATAAAACTACCGTACATGACCCAACAAGAGAATATTTGAATCCAAATTTGTATATAGAAACGGAAAATTGGGATAATAACTATACAACTATATCAGAATTCCATTACAATTTTTCAAAATCATATTTAAAGGAAGAAAAATATTCTACAGCTGTAAGGTATAAAAATCAAAAACCCTGGACTATAAATGATGATAGATCATATACTGCATGGTTTAAAGATATAAAACTTGATGTTATATCTAAAAAGATAACAACTGTTTCAATAGTTGATAATGTTGTTACTATAGATTTCATGTATGCTATACCAAAATTAAAAGTTGGTCAATGGATGGAAATTATAGATACAGCAGATTCTACATTTAGTTTAATTGGTGAAATAGAATATGTGAATTATGATCCATCTAGATTAAGAGTTAGAATGGTAATTTCCGAATTTTTAAAAATTAAAACTAATAGGGATTTTCCAAACTGGTTAACATCGACAACTTTAGTAGGCAAACAAACACCAAGAAGAAATTTTATTTCTGGTTATGATGTTAATGAACAAAAAGGTATGGTAATTGATAGTTTTGATGGTAAGTGGTTTAGAATAATATTAAATGATATAGAATATTGGATACCTATAAGTATAGAATTAGGATATGATAAGTTTTATGGACTAGTTGTTAATATATCAAATAAATTTAACCAACTATCATTATATATATACGAAACCATACCTAATTCAAAAAGCTCTAATTTGAACTGTATTTTTAGAAATATAATAAACAACGTCGAGAGTATGGATCGTTCAACCACGACGAAATATGAAGTAAAAAACAGTATGTTAAGTGTTACAAATATACGTATTTTAACTGAAACAATAGAAGAAGAAAAACAACATTTATGGTTAAATCAAAACATAATACGTGATAGTGATTTAGCTATAGTAGTTGATAATGCAATACCAAGAACTCGTATTCCTTATATGGGTGCATCAAAATAAAAATAATATGAAACATTTACAAGAATATGATAATTATATAAATGAAGAAATATCATTAAAGGGTGTTGGAGAAAAGATATTTTTTATAGTATTAGCTGCATTAGTTGGCTTTTTAGCAAAAGGTTCAATATTATGGGTAGTAGGTAAAATAAAAAGTATGAGTAATAAACGAGAAGCTGATGAATTATTGGGTAAAATATCAAAAACTAATCCAGAAATAGTACCAATATTAAAAACTATTCAAAAGATGAATGCATCTGATGAAAAAAGATTTGATGAAATTATTAAAAAATTAAATTCTGATCCAATGTTAAATTTTTTATTTATAAAAATTGGAAACGAAACTGATAATTTTAAAAAAAGAGATATAGTTAAAAAAATAGAAGAACGTATAAAGTCTAAATTAAATTCTGATGAATTAGAATTATGGGATGAATTAAGTTCAACAATGTAATAATAAATAGGAGAACACATGTCAAGAAAGAATATTGATTTACAAAAAGAAGAACATTCCAAAGAAGAATTGGAAAGTTTATTAAATGAAATGGACAGTGAAGATAGAATTAGTGATTTAAAAACTGTAATATTAGATGCCGAAGGTGATGTTTTCACTCAGAAGGTTAGCAGATTTATGGATTTTGATAAGATAAAAGAAGATGCTAATTCTGAAGCCGAAGAAACTGTAGATTCTATAGTAGAATTTTATATACAAGATTCAATTTATGATGATAGACGTGGTTCTAGATTTTTAAAATCTAAAACAAGTAGAGATAAGATGACTCTATCTAATATCATTTTTCAAATGAAAACAGCAGAACATGCGATTAAAAGGTTATTAGAAGAGATAGATGCTGGTAATTTACATCCGAGACAATTTGAAGTTTTAGCAGCATTGCAAAAATCAAAAATGGATATCATTAAACATTTAGCATTTGTACAAATACAGATGGAAAATAATTATAAAACTATTAGACAAGAACAGGAACATTTATCTGATACTACACCGATGGATGATGAATTGAATGGTGGGTTTGGTTCAAAAAACATGATTAAGCGTTTAAAAAATGGTAATCAAGATGATGAAATAAAACCCGATGATATAAATTTAGAAGATTAAAAAATAAAATTCAAAAAATGAACCATATATTAGAATATGAAGATTATGATGATATCAACAATGATATAAAGGAATTAAATTTATTTTTTATAAATGAAAAATTCTCATATAATGAAATTTTAAGTTTTCTACAGGAAGATTGTAATTTTACAGATAGGGAATTAGAAATATATCTTTCATTAAATGAAGGATTATGGGATAAATTAAAATCTGGAGCAGCAAATTTAAAAGATAAAGCTATAAATTTAAAAGATAAAACTACTAATGCATATCATAAAGTTAAAGATGTTGGTAGTAGAGTAAAAGATCATATATCCAGGAATAAAGGTAAATATATTCTTGGTGGTGCAGCATTAGCTAGTGGTGTTGGTATACCAGCAGCCGCTATGGCATTAGGATTAGGCCATTTAGCTGATAAGCATTCTTAAAAAAAATAAAATGAATGACAGCAAGCCCATTTGGAAAACAAGTTGTATTGGGTGGAGAGCGTAGTGATAAAAACATATGGACATCTATAAAAATTGATAGGTATTTGTATAATTTAGAACATGGTATTGAACAAGAAACTGCGGTTTCTCCATTCTTTGATAGAAAGTTAGGATTAAGAAAGGGTAATATAAACTTTCAATATTCTAAAGCTGAAGAAAAAGAGATTGAAAAATGCATGAATGATATCGTGTATTTTGCAAATAATTATTGTTTTGCTATGACTGATGAAGGTGTAAAGAAGATAACACTTCGTGATTACCAAAAAGTTATATTAAAGCAATTTGCACAAAATAGGTACATAGCCTATCTTGCATCACGCCAAATTGGAAAATGTTTTTTTGCAACTTCTTATATATCAACAATTTGTGACGATAAATTAACAAAAAATAATATTTTTGATTTGTATAATTCTAATAAAAAGCAAAAAAAATCTATACTTTTTTATATAAAAACTCTATTATTTAAAGCATTTAATAAATTGAAATAATATATACATTATAAAAATATTAACCAATTTGTCAAAAGGCTAAATGCTATGATTAAAGAATGTGAAATTTGTAAAAAAGAATTTGAAACAAAAAAAGCTAAATTAGTTTGCTCTGATGAATGTTTAAATAAAAAAACATTAGAAAAAAGAGTTAAACATAAAAGTGAATGTAAAATAGGTGAAGAAAATATAGATTATATAATATGTAAATGGTGTAGATTGAAAGTTGGTAGAATATATGGTATGCACATTAAACATAATCATCCTGGAAAAACTTTAGATGATTATAGAACTGAATTTCCAAATTCTCCAATTTATACAGATAAAGATATTAAAAATGTTACTAAATCTTCTGGTTTACATATGAAAACTGAAAAATATAAAAATATGTTTTCTGAAATGATGATTGGTGCTAAAAATCCTAATCATACTAGTAAAACTACAGATCAATACAGAAAAGAAATATCGCCATATTCTATAGAATTTTATAAAAGAAAATATTCAGAATTATCATTAGATGAGCAGAATATAAAATTACAAGAATTTTATAATAAACAAAATAATAGTAAATTAAGACCAACGCAATTACAATATTGGTTAAATAAAGGTTATTCTGAAAGTGAGTCTAAAGAAAAACTCAAAGAACGACAAACTACATTTACATTAGAAAAATGTAAATCTAAATATGGTCAAGAAGAGGGTATTAAAAAGTATTATGATAGACAATTAAGATGGTTAAAAAATTATAAAAAAAGTAATTTTTCTAAAATTTCACAAGAATTATTTTGGAAAATATATGATAAGTTGGATGATAATATAAAAACAAATAAAATATATTTTGCTACTATTTTTAATGGTATAAAAACTATAGATGGTAAAAATAATGAATATAGATTAAAATTGGAAAAAACTGGTCGTATAATAATGCCAGATTTCTTTATAGAAGAAATGAAACTGATAATAGAATTTGATGGAATATATTGGCATTTTAAAAGAAATACTGTAGAAAATAAAAAAAGAAATGAATTAAGAAATAAAAATATTATAGATTCTGGATATAATATATTAAATATAAATGAAATGGATTATAAAACTGATCCAGATAAGGAAATCCAACGATGTTTGGATTTTATAAAAAAATATACATTGTGATAAAAAAGATATTAAGAAATATCATTCTTTATTTGATTCAATCAATAGAGAAATTTGAATATAGATATTTAGAATTAGATGAAAATGATATAAATAAAAAAATAATTGATACTATTGATGTATCAGATAAAAACATTAAGGTTAAAACAGATACTGGTTGGTCAAAAATAACACATATACATAAAACTCAACCATATAAAGTATACCATATTGTAACAGATGGTGGCAAAGAATTGTATTGCGCGGATAATCACATATTATTTGATAGTTTTTATTTTAATCAAATTTTTGTAAAAGATCTACATATTGGAGATTCTATAATTGTTGAATCAGATCCAAACAATATAAAATTCGGTGCAGCAGAAACGGTTATAATAAAGGAAGAATATTCACAAAGTATATCAATGTATGATTTAACATTGGATGATGAAAATCATAGATTTTATACTAATGGTATTTTATCACATAATACTATCATGTCTGCTATTTATATGATGTGGTATTTGTGTTTCAACTTTGATAGAAACGTCATGGTTGTTGCCAACAAAGCGGTAACTATGATGGAAATTATGGATAAGATGAAAGTCGTATATCAAAATCTTCCATATTTTTTAAAACCTGGTTTATTAGAAAATAATAAATCAAATATGAAATTTGATAATGGTTGTAGAATACAAGGACAAGCAACTTCTGATACACCAGCTCTTGGTTTTGCAATTCATCTTTTATATGCCGATGAGTTTGCCCACATACCACAAAATATAGTAGAACCATTTTACCGTTCCATATATCCAACATTATCATCATCAGATATATCACAAATGATAATAACTTCAACACCTAATGGTATCAATAAATTTTATGATATATATCAAGGTGCTGTAAAAAGAGAAAACGATTTTGTACCATTAAGAACTGATTGGTGGGAAGTACCTGGTAGAGATATTAAGTGGAGAGATAGAGAAGTTGGAAATTTAGGTAGTGTAGAATTATTTAATCAAGAATATGGTAATCAATTTTTAACTTCTGATAAATTATTATTAGATAATGATACCAGAAAAAAGATGGAAAAAATTAAAAAGGATTATCAGCATATCAATTTACATCAGTTAGATGAAGCTAGCATTAAATATGATAAACTCAAATGGTCTCCAAAAATGATGTTTAATGATTTCAAAAAGAAAAAGGATAAATATGTTTTGTCTATTGATATTGCTGATGGTATTGGTAAAGATTATTCTGTTATAAATATATTTAGAATTGAACCATTTTCACTAGCTAAAATTAGAACACTTAAAAAATATAAAGATGAATCGAGTTTTTTTAGATTAAGACAGGTTGGATTGTTTCATTCAAATGATATATCTATAGATGCATTTGGTGATTTAATATCAGCATTAATATTTAATTTATTTGGTCCAGATTCTGTTAGTGTTGTATTAGAGATGAATTTTAAAGGAGATTTAATATTAGATAAATTAGAAAAACATAGAGATTTTTATATAGAATTATTATTACATACAAAACATTCACAAAATAATGATTATTTATCACCAGGTTTAAAATTAAATAGAAAAAATAAACCATTATTGTGTAATGAATTTGGCCATATATTAAAAAATGGTAAAATAATATTAGATGAAAATCTAACATTTCTCGAAGCATCATCATTTGGTTTGGATAAAAATGGTAATTATAGTTCACAATTAGGAAATGATGATATTATGATGACTTGTATAAATTTAACATCATATATAGATAGTGATAATTATTATACAGCGATAGAAGATATAGTAGACCATTATTCTATAGATATAAGAAATGGTATACAAAAAAGATTATCTAATACAAAAGAATCCGATAAAAATGATGATATAGACTATACGTTTTTAAGAGATATGTTTAATAATTGATTATTTTTACTTTTTATAATTTTTTATAAATAAAATAAAATATATAAAATAGTACATAGTAAATAGACTAATGATAATAAAAAAAGATAAATAATTAAAATGGCAAAAATTAAAATAGATTTGTCTAAATTTAAGGCTAGTGGCGTTTATACGCTTGAGTTTGATGCGTCTGAAAGTATCGTATTAAATACACAAACAGTCCGTCTGTTAGTTGGATTTAGTAGAAAAGGACCATTCAATTCACCAGTCTACCTTCCAGATAAAAAAACAGCTAGAGATGTATTTGGAGAAATAGATCCATTTCTTGAAAGAAGAGGCGCTTTCTTCCATAGAGGTATATACACTGCATTAGATGTTGGTCCAGTTTTTGGATTAAATCTTATGCCATTAAATAACGATCCAGATTTTGGTGATAAAGTTCCTTACTATTCATATTCATTATCAACAACAGAGCGTAATGGTGTTAAAGCCTGGAATTTATATTCTTCATTCTATAACAAAGAACGTTTTTGGTATCCACATGAAGATGAATTCTTAGCTAATGTTAATAATCATCCTATAAATAAAGGTAAATTATTTAATATTGTTAATTTAGGACAAACACCTATTTCTATAATTGTTAAGAAAAATACAGAAGTCAAAGGGTTTGATATAACAGCTAAAGAATGGTTTGGTAAAGGTAATGTTCCATCATTTGTGGATGAATGGGATTTTATATCAGACTATTTCATAGACGTTATAGTTATAGAAGGTGATTGGAGTAAATATGGTAATTTATCAATAGATCCAGTTTTTTCTGAATATTTTGATATACGTGGTTTGAAAAAAGGTGTTTATAAAAACTTTTTAGCATCACCAGAAGTTAAAAGTATTGGAACATTTACTGGCTGTTTAATACCAGATTTAGTAGATGGTAACGGTGTTACACATAGTATAGATAATATAATTAATAATAGTATAGCTAGAACTGGTGTATTTATTGCAATAGACAAAAATGCATTAGAAAATTATGATATTTCTGCAAATAATGATGATATTGATAATGTTAGTGCAGTTGATATTGTAGGTCATAATTTTGCAAATCCTGATAGAGAAAATCCAGATATTATAGATTTCTTATCATATAAAACATCTATAAAAGAAAAATTAGCATTTACTCTTGATGATACATTTTCAATTACACAAGTAACATCAAATATTGGTGATTATTTTTCTACAGAATCAACACATTTAGGTAAACAATATGGTTATTTAGATAATGTTTTAGTTATACCAAAACCATTAGTAGCTGATGATGCATCAGATTCTGAAAAATGGCAAGGGTTTTTCTCTTGGTTTAAATATATGGAAATAAAAAATACTTTAGTTAAAGGACATAGTTTGATAAAATTACGTTCTAATAAATGGGCTAAAGTAGAGAACATATATGAAGAACAAAATCCTGATAATGGTAGAATATATTTAAAGATAGTATATTCTTATCCTACAAAGGCTTTAGAAAAAGATATTACTGGTGTAAAATTCAATGTACAAAACTTTACTGGTAGTATGGCTATATTTATAAATAGAGCCGATGTTCCAACATCAGTAATAGATAGATTTGAAGATCCAGAATCTTATCCTAAAGTAGGTCAAGATATTTTATTAGAAAATAGAAATACAAAAACTTATTTTTATGCCAAAGTGAAAGCTACAGTTACGGAAGATTCATATTCTGTAGTTGAAGGTACTAAAAATATGGTAAGAATAGATGTATATGATACAGAAGCATTAGATACTTTAGCACAAACTGGTGTAGGTTTCTATGCATATTGGAGTTCAATAGAATCTGTTAATCCTATGATGACATTATCTATTGTGAAAGAACCTTCTATTTTTAAATTTGTACAAAAAGGTGGAACTACAACAAACCCTAGCTATTTTGTAGCATATAAATTTAGTAAGATATATAAATATTTTGATGATGGTGCATTATTACCTGGTGATAAATATTATTGGGCATATAATGATCCAAATTTTCACTATTTAAATTATGAAAAGAGTGTAGATGATGATGGTATTCCTATCTTAAAGATTTATGGATATGATACTTATATAGATGGATTATTTGATTATGATTCTACATTAATAACTGATAGTGGTGCAAATATTTTACCAACTAAAAATTATATTAGAGGTATAAATACACCTGTAGATTATACTACAGAAGGTATTTATATTTATGGTATAGCGGATAATTTATATGATCCAGTAAATATAATAAGTTGGAATAATACTAAAACAGTATTTAGAATTAAACCAGAATATTCTAAACAAATAGAAGTTGGTCATTATATTGTAGCCGAAATTAAAGATCAAGATGGTAATTCAACATTTAAACTGACTAAAGTTATTAAAAAAACAAAGGTACATGATTTAACTTTAGATGGTTGGGCATATGAATATACTGTAAATCAAGCTATAAGAGTTGTTTCTGATGGTGGTTTGAATTGGGTAACTAGATATTATCCTATGGATTCTTTCATAAAATATTACCAATTACATTCATTAGAAGGATTTAAATTAACAGATTATCATTTACCAGGTGGTATAAATAAAGTAGAACAATTAAGAAAAATATTAGAAGTTTTAGATCCTATTAATTCTAATTTGGTAAAAATGTTAGAAGATAGAGATATTATAACATTTAGATATATTGTTGATACTTTTGATGGTGGTCTTGATACAATGTGTGGACCTAAAGTTCAATTAACACGTTTAGCTAAATCTCGTCAAAAATGTTTAGCCATTATGAATGCACCTGCAATTAAAGAATTTATTGCAAGTACAGATCCTAGATTTACAGAAGAAGCAACAAGAGAAAATCCAAAACCTGTATTAAATACTCGTTATATTGCAGATGGTGGTAATTTATCATTAGGACCAAGTAAAACATTTACTTTACCTGATGAATTCAATGGTGCTAAATTTGCAGGATTCTTTTCTCCATTCTTTATGATTAGAGAAAATGGTAAAAATCATGCTATTCCACCAGCAGCAGATGTAAGTAATTTATTTGTACAGAAATTTATAAATGGTACTCCATTTGCAATAGTAGCTGGTCCAAGAAGAGGTGTTATTAGTAATCCTTTAATGGTTGGATTAGAATATGACTTTTTATTAAAAGATAGAGAATATATAGAACCTATGGGTATTAATCCTATAGTTAAGAAAAAAGGTGTTGGATATATGATATATGGTAACCAAATGGCATACCAAAGAACACATTCAGCATTTAATAATTTACACGTTAGAGATTTATTAATAACTATAGAAGAAGCAGTAGAAGATGTATTAGCTAATTACCTATTTGAATTTAATGATAGCTCTACACGTTTAGAAATAAAAACTATAGTAGAACGATATTTAGATGGTGTAAGATCAAATGGTGGTATATATAATTTCCAAGTAACTATGGATGAAAGTAATAACCCACCTGAAGTAATAGATAATAACACTGGTATATTAGATATAGCATTAGAACCAGCAAGAGGTATACATAAATTCATCAGTAGAGTCACAGTTACTAAAACTGGTGGTGCTTCGGCAGGTGGATTTATTTTTGCATAAATTTCGTAAGACAAAAAGAATATATAAGTAAAGTCCTCTATAATAAAATATAGGGGACAACTTAAAGATAATAAATAAGATAATTTAAAAAATTAAAAATAATAATCATGCCTACTCCTGTAAAAGCATTGCCTTATAAATCACATAGCTATGGTGTACTTGTTGGTACAACCTGGACATTACATAATGCTAATCCTGTAGCACATCCTGTTCTTGCAAAAAAATGTTATTTTTCTGGACCAGCAAACTATTTACCAGATACTAGTGATCCTTATGGATCAGTTTGGCGTCAACACTTAGGTCAAGTTACATATTTTACACCTGGTGTAGCAATTTCACCAGCTTGGGTTTGTGTATACTTAGCATTTTTTGATAATTTTGTTGGTCAAAAAGTTAAAATTGTTTTAAATAACAGTGAAAACTTAACACCATTTACTTTAACAGATTGGACTACAATTTCTTATATTAATGGTCAATTTTTACCAGTATTACAACCTTGCGAATTAATTACTTTAAAAGCAGGTGTTAGCTATTGGGTAGAATTCCATTTTGAAACAACTGTTAATAAAGCTCCTGGATTTTATGGTGAAGATGGTATAGAAGGCTTTTTAGCAAAAAGCTGGTGGTCAATTAGCCAAGCTCCAACTGATACATTATATACTAATCAAAGTATTACTGGCGTATTCTAAAAAACCTAGCTATAATAATTAAAAAAATAAAAAATTTATATGGCAGGTTTACCACATTATAAAAATGCCCACGTGGCAATGGAAAAATGGGAACCCGTATATATGAACTTGTTTGAAGTGCTTATTAAAGCACCCGATGCTGTTGATTCCTGGGAATGGGTAATGGATAACGTTACTAAAGTTTCAGGATTAGATGTTGAAAAAACACCAGCACCTGTAGAACAAATATATAAGGGTGCCAAAAGAAGATTCGCTGGTGGATTTCCAGATAGTACTACGGCTGATATAACTGTAGGTTTCGAAGTTAACCTTAATAACAATAATCAAATGTACGTTTATAACGCACTCCGTAAATGGTGTGATTTGATTTTTGACCCACTTACTGGTGCTATGACTCCTAAAGTTGATTATGCTGGTGGACCTATGACGGTTTCACTATACAATAAAAGAGGTGATATATTCAGACAATGGATATTCCCAGTTATATTCCCAATGTCTGCATTGCCTATGATGGACTTAGATTATTCATCTGGTTCAACTATTTGGCAATTAGAGATGCAATTTGCCGCTGACTATTGGGAAGATATGAGGTTGTAAGTAAAATAAATATTTGCAAAAATAAAAGTGTGATAATTCTAAAAAATTGTCACACTTTTTTTATTTATAAATGTATCATTTACCATCACAGTGTTAGTCTTTTTTAATATATACATATATAAATTAAATATAAATTTATGGAAACAGAATTAAAAACATATCATTGTTCAGTATGCGGGATAACTATCGAAAGCACAGTTTTACCTGATATATGCCCTGGCTGCAAAAATAATAAATCAATTGGTGAAGTAATTACAAATATAACTGAGTAATATAATTAATGGCAACAATAACAGCATTATTTGACAATAACATAGATAATATTAACAATCAATTTCAATGTTTAGGTCAAAATACTAGATCGCAATATTCTCTTGACGGTGAAACATGGACCTCGTTAACTTTAACAGCTAGAGCTGCAATAACAGATCAAGCATTTGGTAATGATGTAAATGTCATGACAGCTGTAACTGCAAATACAGCTGATATGATTTATACAACAACTACACCAACTGCTATTCCAACTGTAAGAACAGCTGCTGCTACTGGTTTAGCAAATATCGGTTGGCAAGCTATAGCTTTTGGTAACAATACTTGGGTTGCTGTTGGTGGTGGATTAGATACTACTATAAGATCAACTTCGACAAAAGCCATTACTTCTACAAATTCTGCTAATTGGACTTTAAATAGTAATTTAACTGCTGCTGATTGGAGATGTATTACTTACGGAGAAAGTAAATTTGTTACACTTTCATATGGTTCAAATCTTGTAAGATATTCAAGTGATGGTGTAACATGGTCAGATGGTTCTGGTTTACCAATTGGTAGATGGAAAAGTATTGTTTATGATTCTACTTTAAGTAAATTTGTTGCTGTTTCTGTTATGCCTATAGAATATTTATGTTCTTCTACAAGTACTCTTGCATTTACTTCAGGAACTAATACTATTACTAGAAATTCTGGTAACTTTACAGCTGATTTGTATATTGTAGGTCAAACTATAGAAATAACTGGAACTTCTTCTAATAATGGTACATATACTGTTGCTACTGTAAGTACAACTACTATGACAGTTAATGAATCATTAGTTACTGAATCAGCTTCTTCAACCGCAACATTAAGAGCTATAAAAGGAACTGCATATTCAGATGATGGTATTACATGGGCTACAGGTTCACCAACTTCAAATTTAATTCCAAGATCTTGGATTAGAATTGCTTCAAACGGATCTGGTAGATTAATGGTTTCAGCTGATACTACTTCAAATGACTTAACTGCTTATTCTGATGATGGTGTAAATTGGACAATGGTAACACTGCCGCTTTTGGCAACTTATGGCGGCTTAGACTATAGTCCTATAAAAAATAGATGGCTTATACCTTGTCAGTCAGTATCTAATTGTTTATATTCTGATGATAATGGAGTTAGCTGGATTGTAGGTCCTTCAAGTGGAACATATACATGGACTTCAGTAAAATGGGTACCTTATAATTGTCGTGCAAATGATGTTCTTATCATTGATAGAGGTGCAACTATAACTGTTAACACAGATCAACCGGCTTTATTTTCAAGTATGACTACTTCTGCTCAAGGTGGAAAATTAAGAATTGAAAATACATCTACATCTGTTGCTAAAAGATTTCCTATGACTAGAGTTTCTGGTACCGGTGTGCATTCAATTACACCTGCAAATGGATTAGGATTTATAGAAGTAGAAGGAAATTGGATTGAAATTGGCACTGGAGATAATACTTCTAACCAAGAAATGACAATTCCATATACTGATTATGTAGGTGCTTTATGGGTAGAAACTGGAGTTGGAACAAATACTTATGAAATATGGTTAAATGTAACAGGAGCTTATGGTGGAACATTAAGACAGTATCAAGATAATCTTTTAGATGTTTCAACTGGACAAAGAGGTAAATTTTTTAAACAAATTCCAAGTTCGATACAAGATAAGTATATAACAAAAACTGCTACAACTACATTTGGTTTGTTTACAATAACTTTAGATTCAACTGATGGAGTATATCAAGGAGCAACTATTACCGGTCAAGGTATACCTGCAAATACAATTATAGAAAAAGTTATTGACGCAACAACAATAAGAGTGAGTCAAATATCAGCAACTTTAGGTGCATCTTATACTTCTACTGGCTATACTAATATACCGGTTAGAATAATTAATCCTTCTTCTTCTCAACTTACTAATACTGTTGTTTTTGGTGATGGAGTAAATGGCAATAAATTAACTTCAGGTGTTAAAGTTAGAATTCCAAATATCATGTTAACTTCAGATGCATCTGCTGCTTTGCAAACAAGCTCTCAACAATTAGGATTGTCTTTTGTCATGTCAAGTGGTGGAAATTTGTCGTTAGATACATGTTTATTGGACGAAGTATATGTTAATGGTAATCAAGCACAAAGTTTAAATATTACTAATATTGGTTTACACTTACCTTTAGCAATTTCAGAAACATACGCTTTAAATATAAATGGCATGGGACAAGGCATGCCTTGTGTTAGAAGATATAATACCGGTAATATATGGTTATCGAGAGAATTGAGAGATGGTGTTCTTCTTAATGGAATGTTAATGACTTATGTATCAAATGCAGTACTTAACAATATTGCAATGGTTTTACAGTCTAATAATGCTGTTACTTCTGGTTCTGTTACAGTTCCTACAGGAATGATAAATATTGGATATTCAGATAACGTAACTGTTTCTAATGTAAGATTATATTTCTTAAATAGAACTAGACAATATCAACATGGTTTAGCATTTCCCACACCTGTAACTAATTCTACATTTACAAATATTGAAGTGTATGGACTTTCTCCTTTAAGTTCTCAATTTTCTTCTGGTAATACATTTACAAATATAATTAATTCTGAAACGATGTTTTCGTTTTCTAATAATTATACTGCTGGTATGAGAGTTACTCATGATCCGAACACTGAATTGGATATGGTAGACGGAACAAAGTATTATTTTAAATCTAGAACATTTTATACTAGAGATAGAACAGAATATACAGAAAGTAGAGTTTATTCTGCAACACCATTTAAAGGATCTACTTATTTTCCAGATTATGTAACTGCTTATGTTAATGCTCCTCAATCAGTTACATTTGGTTGGACACATAGAGTTCCATTTTTTACAAAAGATACTAATACAGTATCAAATGCTGATGCTAAAAATTTCTTAGAAATTTATAGAGGAACTACTCCAGGATTTACACCAGCTCTTTCAAACAAAGTTGCAGGTTTTAATAGTTCACCAACTGTATCTATACCAACAGTAACTACATGGGCAACAAATAATAGAACTTTAGAATTTAAAAATATATCTATTACTGCATCTGGTGGTAGAACTTTAACATTTGCCGCTACCGGTAAAACTATAACAGCTTCATCTGGTAATTTTACTTCGGATGGATTTGCAATTGGAGATAAATTAAAAATAACTGGAACAACTAGTAATAATTCTACTTTTACAGTTACAAATGTATCTACTACTGCTTTAACTGTTTCTGAAACTGTTGTAAATGAAGGACCACTTAGTTCTACTGCTGTTATAACTGTCGATAAAATAATAGCATCTTCAGGAAATTTTATTACAGATGGTTATAGTATTAATGATAATTTAACAGTTATGGGTACTGAATCAAGTGCTAATAACTTGAATTTTACAATCACAAATGTAACAGCTTTAACTATTAATGTATTAGAAACTGTAACTTCACAAGATGCTACAAACAATGCAGTTCAGTTAGTTGCAAAATATAAACCAACAACAAAATTATTTTTAACTGCTGCAGGTGGTAGAACTATAACAACTACTGGTATATCTACTAGTAGAAGTTTAACTTTTGGTGGCGTTACTGCTACTCCAAGTGCAGCTCCTACTATGACTGCATCTGGAGGTAGAACCTTAACATTTGTGAGATCTACAGGAGTTATTACTGCTTCATCTGGTTCTTTTGTTGCTGAAAACTTTATTGTTGGCGGTAAAATTTATATAACCGGAACTACAAATAACAATACAAAACCAGGTATTTGGTTTACAATATCTGCTTTAACAGCTACAACAATGACTGTAACTGCTGCTTCAGATTTACTTGTAGATGAAGGACCACTTTCATCATCTGCAACTATAGAACAGCTTTCAACTACTATATCTAGTGCAACAGGTAATTTTACTTCAGATGGGTTTTTAGTTGGCGATAAATTATTTGTTTCTGGAACATCAAGAAATAATACAACCGGTGATAATTATTTAACTGTAACTGCTGTAGCAACAAGCCAGTTAACATGTTCTGGTGATTTAGTTTTTCCCGAAGTTGCGGCATCAGCAGTTTTAAAAACGAATAGATTAGTATTTAGTTCCGGTTCTGTTATAACAGATGGTTATGCTCCTGGAGATATTATAGAAATTAATGGTAGTGCACAAACTTCTAATAATGGCAAACAATTTACTATTTTAAATATTTTTTCTGCAACTGTATTAAATATAAAAGAAACTTTAGTATCTCAAGCTGCTGAAAGTTCTGGTATTAATTTAACAACAAAATCATATCCTGCTAAATGGTCAGTTTATTTAGATGCTAGTCCTACTACTGAAATTAGTTTTCAAAAATCTATAGCTCAATCAGCAAGCACAACTAGAATATTTACTTTTAATCAAGTAGCAAAAACTATAACTGCTAGTGGAACTGCTCCAGGAAATTTTATAACTGAAGGGTTTGTAGTAGGTGATAAAGTAGTAGTTACTAATTCATCACTTAACAATAAAATTACATTAACATTAACTGCTGTAACTGCAACTGTATTAACTGCAAGTTCTACTTTAGAAAGACAATATAATGAAGTTTCAACAACGGCAACTTTAACTGCATATAGAATAAAAAGAAGTACAGGTTCGTTTTTAACTAATAGAATATGGGCTGCAAGTGACAAAGTAACAGTGAGCGGAACTAGTTCTAATGATGGAAGTTATTATGTTGCAAATGCTACTGCCTTATATTTACACTTGGCTGATTCAATTATAGAAGAATCAAGTTCTTATAAAGATACATGTGTAATTACATGTGAAAAAAGAATTCCTCGACAAAATTTTTATGCTTGTGCATTAGGTGCCAGCAATGCATCTTTAGCAACCACTTCTGGCGCTAGAACATTAGTAGCGGCATCAACAACATTTACTGCTAATTTTGTACAAAATGGATTCATAGTTGGAGACAAAGTTTTAATTAATGGTCATGTGTATAATAAATCAGTTACTCTATCTGGTGTTTCAACCACAACATTAACATGGTTAGATCCTGCCGCAACTGCTACATCTACAATATCAGCAAATCCAATAACATGGGTTCACACAGGGCAGAGACCTTCATTTACAACAACTGCATCTATAACATTAGTTTGGACAGCTGCTACAAAGACATTAACAATAGCAACTTCTACTTGGGACACAACTTATAATTTTAAAGTTGGTGATAAAATTCTAATTACAGGACAAAAATATAATAATGGATTATTTACAATTGCAACAATGCCAACAGCTAATACTATAACTGTTAGTGAGAATGTAATTGTAGATACAACAACTTATAATGCAACTGCTGGACAAACATCTACAGTATATGGTTATCATACTACACAAAAAGTAACTTTAACATCAGCAGCAGCTAGAGTTATGACATTTAATCCTGTTGGAAATACAATTACTTTATCAGGCGCAAGTGCTGGCTCTTTTATAAATGATGGATATTATGTTGGTGATTGTATAAGAGTTCAAAATACTACTTCCGGATTAAATGATGGATATTATACCATTGCTGTTTTAACTGCAACAGTTATGACAGTAAACGAACAATTTAGTATTGTAGCAGGTACAGTTGCATATTCTACCGAAAGTGTAACAATTTCTGCACCTAATATAGAAAATGATACTGATTATTATTATGTAATGAGAAAATATGATGATACTGGAGTATATAATGATTCTGAAGAAATATATGTAAAATCAACTTTTCAAGAAGTACAACATAATCTTGCTCTTCAAGGTTCTTCTATGACAACAAGTTGGACTGCTTCTGGTATAACAGTTGGTGCTGCTACTAGAGTAAGCCCACTACTTAATATAACTTCAACACAAACCGCAGAGGCTGTAATTCTTACTAGTACTGCTGCTGGTGGAACATTAACACAAAGTATACCTACAGCTGTAGGTGATACTTATACATTTTCTTTATGGGTTTGTACACAACCTACTGTTTTAAAATTAGCATCATTAACTGCAACTGCATCGAGAACTTTAAAATTCGACCAAGTTAGTACAACATATACTATTACAGCTGCCGGAGCTTCACCAGGCTCATTTATTACAGATGGTTATCAAATAGGTGATAGAATTTTAGTAAGTGGTTCTGGAACACCTCCAGCTGGTTCTATTTATAATATTGGTTGGTTTACAATAAGTAATGTTACAGCAACAGTTTTAACTTTAACTGAACCTGTAATTACAGAAACAGCTGCAACTTCTATTCTTACTATTACAAATTATTTTAATGATACTTTAGAAATTGGCGGTTCTATTTCATTAGGTAGTGCATCTCAAGCATTTACTGCAACTTCACAATGGCAAAAAATATCTACAACATTTACTGCGATTGCAACTACAACTAATGCTGTTATAACTATAACAGATAATAGAAGAGCTATATGTGCTATAGGTGCAATGGTGAATAAAGGTTCATCTACAATGCCTTATTTATTAACAACAACTAACCAAACATCAAATGCAAATAAAGTAAGAGATATAAACTTAGTAAGAGCTTGGTGTCGTGGTTATGCAGAACCAGAATCACATTCTGGTATTGAGTTACAATTAGCTGCTGCAAATACTGGTGAATTATGGACTGAAGTATATTGTGGGACTACTAATGATTTTACTCCAAGTTTTAAAAATAAAATATTTGATACTTGGGGTGCTGCAACTTCAACTACACCTGTAATTATATTTAATAATGAATCTGCTGATAATGTTATAGATGGACTGACACAAGTTGGTATTGGTTCTCCTACTGGACAATATTTTGCATATTTTGCTGCTGCATCTTCTAGAAATAAAATTAAGAATGTTACTTATAATGTAAGTGGTAATTATTTACTTGGTATAGCTAACTTTAATACTCAATCTAATGATACATATTTATATAATTGGAATATAAAAAATTGGAGAAATTATGCTTCTACTCTTTTGAATGTAAGACTAATAACTTCTATTAATGACATTTCAGGCGTAAGAGTAGAAAATTTAATCATGAATAATTCTGATATTCCTATTATGAATCAAGGTTTGAATTATATCTTTAAAGGTGTTTCTGGTGGTAATGTAACTATATTAAATAATGAGCAGCTATATTCAATGCCAGTAAGACCAAATAATGCTATGCAAAGTTTACCTTCTGCTACTGTAAATTTTGATTCGGTAACAACAGCTATAGCTACTACAAATTATGTTACTGAATATGATACAATTTTTAATGAATTATATTTTACACCTAATAAAGGTGCATTAAATATAACTTTTAATGCATCTAGTAAAGCTTCTAAACCTTATACTCTAATAGGTACTGCAAATTTTTCTAATACAGGTAGATTGTATTTACCAAATCCTGGGGATGGTATCGAATATACTTGGCCACATAAAATTTTAGGAGTTTCTGGTTTTAGAAATGTTGACTTTTTATTTAACGGATTAGATCTTGGAAATACAATAACTTTATTAGAAGGATTACAAATTTTTTATAAAATTGATACAGGCAGTGGATATTCTGTAAGCTGGTTAGAAGCAACACCTGCAAGTTTATCAGCACTTACAGTTAGTGCAACTGAAGGATTTTATTTGAAATTAAAGATAATTGCATCTGCTGGTATGAAATATATTACTTGTATCAAGAATTTTGTACCTGGTGAAACTATTAGAGGTTTATCTTCATTCGCAACTGCTACAGTAGTTAAAGATGTTTATTTTCCAACTCAAGGAACAATTCAAGTATCAAATGTAGTCGGAACATTTGTGCCGGGTGAAATCATAGTTAGAGATTCAGATGGAGAAATTAGAGCTACTAATGTTGCTACTAATACAACATTTGGTTTATTTCCTTCTTATACTTCTTATATAGATGGACTTTATATTTATACTAATGTTGATAGAACTGCAATTTATCCACCAGAACAGACAACTTTGACTCTAACAGGTTTACAATTAGATAGTGAAGTGAGAGTTTTTACTCATGGTACAACTACAGAATTAAGTGGTATAGAAAGTTCAGGTACAACTTTTGATTTTTCTTATACTTATTCACCAGAATTATATGTTGATATAGTTATTATGCACAGTAATTATGAATATTTAAGAATTGATAATTTAAATTTATCACCAACTAGTTCATCTATTCCTATTCAACAAAGATTTGATAGAGTTTATTCTAATCCTTAATATTATAATATTTTTAAAAAGAATATATAAAATAATTATAAAAATAAAAATAAATAAAAGATGGCAGTTATAATTGATCCGGATAATTTAGATAGAAATCAAGTTATATTTGGTACAACTAATTCTAGAATATCTTTATATCCTGTAGGCTCTATTAAAAATACGGCATCAAATACAGATGGTGTAACTACAGTAGGTACAAAAACATTTACTTCTGCATTAGGTGATTTTGTTACAAAATCTATAACTACTGGTGATATATTAGTTTTAAAAAATAAAGGTGATGCTGGACACTTTGTAGTAGCATCTAGAGATTCTGCAACTCAGCTTACATTGGCTAGTAGTTCCTTTGACGGTTATCAGGCAAATTTTGCTGGAGCAACTGGTATAACTTATGAAGTTAGAGCTGCTACAGGTGGTTCTATAGCAGATGGTGTTACCATGCAATGTCTTTATTCTTATGCAAAAGAGCAATGGAGAAATGATACAACTAATGTTGGTGGTGATGATTTAATTAGGTATCCATTTCCCATAGAAGCTATTACATCTGAACAGTTTGAAGTTGGAGGTGGTACATCACATGCTGATTGGGAATTATTTAATAATTATACAAGAAAGAAGGTGCGAACTGGTGGATTTGCTTCAAAAAATACAGCCGGCTCGGTTAGAAATGAATGGACTGGTATTGTTACACTTGGTTCATTAGATAGTGATGCTCAAATATATTATCAACAAACAGATACTAATACTGCTCCAACAAACTTTGCATTTTTAGGTCCTGTTAATGAATCTATAACTATTAATGATGGTTCAACTAGCTATAAAACTTATTTAAAATTATTTGCACGTAAAAAAGCAAGAACATATTCTCAAGCAACAATTGGAGATATTGGTGTTAGTTCTATTCAAACAATTGTTAATCGTTTTCCTCTTGCACACTCAATTGATACTGCAATTTCAGCTTCAGATGCAGAAATTTTAGGTTCGGCACCTTTTAGAAATCAAACTCTTTTAGTTACTAGAACTGATGGTGCTCAAGCGGATGTAGATACAATTACAGGTACACTAACATCTGCTGGTGCTACTTTTCAAACTTCTAAAGTTGTTGCAGGTGATACTTTAAAGATAACAACTGGTGCATTTGCTGGTAAATATTTTACAATAACAGATGTTACATCTGAAACTGTTTTAACTGTTGATACTACTGAACAAGGTCCATTCACAACATTAACTTCTCAAACTTTTGAAGTTTATACAACTATCAGATCTGCTGCAAAGTCTGCTGGTGTTGCATCAGATAGAACTGATGGTGCTATAGCTAATGTAACAGGAACTACTGGAACTATAACATCAGCAGGTAGTAATTTTACAACCGATGGTGTTGTTGCTGGTGATATTTTAATCATAACAGAAGCTGCCTCTGAATATAGAGGTTTATATAGAGTTATTTCTAAAGATTCAAATACTGTACTTACAGTAGATACTACTGATAAAACATTTGGTTCTGCTAGTAATATTAATTTTAGAGTTGTACAAGCTGGTATGTATTTACAGTATAAACATGATAACGTTGCAATTACGACTCCTGGAAATTTAACATTTGCAGCAACCGGAAAAACAATAACTAGATCTGCTGGTTCATGGATAACAGATGGTGTAACTGCCGGTACTGTTATAGTTGTAACTGGTACATCTTCTAATAATAAATCATTCACAGTTTTAACAAGAGATTCCGCAACTCAAATTACATGTGTATCTACTGATACATTAGTTAACGAAGGTCCTGTTTCTGCTACTTATACAGCATATGATGCATTTAAAAGATCTATTGGTGGTGTAAATTATTCATTTGATTGGAAAGTTTCTGGTAATAATACATTACTTTCAAATATTTACCAATTTATACAACATCAATTACGACAAACTAGTGATATTGATTGGGGTGCAAGTACACATAGAGGTGATGTAACTGATCTTTTAATGTCTTATGCTGCTCCTACTGGTACATCTTTAGATTTATATGTTGATAATTTATCAAGCACAGATATTAATAGTATTACATATAAAGATTCAACAGGAGTTAATAGAACTAATCCTTTTGTCGCAGCTGGTACTATTTCATTTAACGATAATCTTGTAAATGATGCAAGTGCAAAATATTGGTTATTCTATACAACTAACCCAACTGGTAATTATGGTACTTCAACTGCTGTATTAGTTAAAGACTCTCTTGGGGCAGATATAACCGGTACAATATCAGGTCAACCTTCCATATCATTTACATTTGATTATGATGGTAATACTGATGGTGGTAGAACTGCTGGCACTAATGCAGCTGTAACACTTGTTGCAATAGGTTTAAATACTGCACAATTTGTATTGGCTTCGAGTACTATTACAAAAACAACAAGTAATAGTATATCGGTTGTTTCGTCTCTGGAAAGAAATTATTCTAATGCATAAACTCGTATAATAAAATGATAGAAACTTTAAAAGAAAAAATATTAAATAAAAGTATTTTAAGAAGAGATATACGATATCATCTTTTTAGAATAAGAGATGGTATAGATTTATCAGAGTATGAGGAATATAAAGATTATATTGATTTAAAACAAATTATAGAATCTCAATTTTCTCCGAATATGGATTGGGAAAATTTTACATTCGAATGGGATGTTTCATCTATAGACCCACTAAAGGTTATAACATCATTTGAATGGGATGGAAAAATAGATAAATTTTTAAACAAATGTGATCCTCCAGCATTTACTAAACAAACTATTTAAAATATGCCTAAAGTTTCTTTTGATGGAATAACAAAACTAATAATAGTAAATACAGGTATAACTTCTATAGATGTTAAAACTGATTTATATTCTGAATGGAAAAATTGGCTATTATTGAGCGACAATTCTAAATATTTGCCAGCATTTAGAGTTATAGGTGGTGATGAAATTGGTGGTGGTATTACAGTTGATGGTACATATTTTTTAACAAATGGTTGGAAATTAAGACCATATGAAGGAAATCATGCATTGACTATTAACGGTAATCTTTATGTTGATGGTGGCGGAAGTCCTTTGGTACAAACTATAGGATCATATAATGTATTAGTAAATTTAGTAACATCTAATATTGTAAACTTAGTAACTGTATCTACAGGCTCTGCTGTTACATCACAAGATAAAATAGATATAGCAACTGGTGTTAAAAATGCATTAGGTACAGATTTTCTAGCAATACCAAATGCAGTACAAACAGAATTAGCTGGAGACTTTACTAATATTTTAAATAGTATAAATAGTATAGAAACAGCTATTAGTGAGGATGATATCAACAGCATAACTCAATCAATATATGATAATTTATCACCAACATTAAATATTATTCGTGGTATGGTTCAACACAATTTTAGATTTATGAACCAACAATACGATTCTTTGGGTAGACTAGTTTCTGGTAATATAAGAATATATGATGATGCAGATGATTGTGACCAAAATATAAATCCATTAGCCGAGTATATTGTAACATCATTATATGATGATAATAATTTGGTTGATTATAAGGTAACATTGTTATAATGTATGCAGAAAATTTAGCAACAAAAGGTATATTAGGTGGCACTACAGCAACTAAGGGTTTTGTTGTATTGGAAGTTACAGAAATTCCAATTAAGAAAAAAAGAGCTGGTGATTTCTTTCCTACAGAAAGATATGAGCGTAATAAAAAAATAATCAAAGTAAGATTTATTTATAATAATAAAGTATATCAGGATTATAAATTAGTTGATAAAAATATAAGAGTTGGTATTAAAAATATAGATGTTGAAATAATAGATAGTAGGCCTATAATAAAAATAAAAATGAGATAAATGAGTAGTTTAATTTTTTATAGAGATAAAAAGGAGCAATTAACTTTCGATGTACAGGTAGAAGGTGTAAATATAAATGATACAAAGGCTCGTTTATGTTTAGAAATGGAAAATGGTAATAATAAATATTTTAAATGCTCCATTAAAAGTAATGGGGAATGTACCGTTAACATACCAGCATTGAAGGATGTAGAATACGATTCTGCGAATTTAATAATTGAAGTAATTGCAGATTCTTCATATTTTAAAGTTTTTGAAGGTATTGTATCTATAAAAAATGCGGTTAATGTAAAATTCAATAATGAAAGTTTTAAAGAAAATGTAAAAAACGAAGAGCCTGATAAACCAAAGATTAATTTTTCATTTAAAAATTCAAATAAGTCTATTAATGAAAATATAGATGATAACAGTTTTTTAAAAAACAAAAAACAAATTGAAGATGAAATAAATGAAAGTATTACTAATGATAAAAAACAAAAATATAATTTTTATTATAAATCAATAGATGAAATATTAAAATAATACACTTTTTAAAATTATAATATATAAGTTATGAATTTTTTATATAATTATAATTTAAGGAAATATTTATGCCTATAGATGAAGAATTAGCTAAACAACTGCTACAGAAAAAAACGGAAGCTATAAATGCTCAAAATAGAGCTAATGGACAAGAATCAAATGTTGTTGATGAAGAAGAAGTTTTAAAATCTCTCGGCAAATCACAAATGGTTCAGAGTAAAATTGAACGTCGTGAAGAAACGAGGAATATGGCTGGTGATATTGGTTGGAAGAATATACCAGTGGAAAATTTACCTAGCGAAGGTAAATTTTATGTTGAAGGTACTCAAATATTGATACGTGCTGCAAGTGTTCAAGAGATTAGACATTTTTCCACTATAGAAGAACAAGATGTTATAGATATTGACGACAAGTTAAATTTTATTTTGGAAAAATGTACAAGAATAAATACTCCAACTGGTATTTTATCATTCAAGGATATTTTGGAAATAGATCGTTTTTCTTTAATTTTTGCTATTAGAGAATATACATTTAAAGATGGTGAAAACAAATTACAAATGACTATAAATTGTAATCAATGTGGTCATTCTGATTTAATTGAAATTGGAAAAAACAATTTTAATATTTTCAAAATGGATGAAAAAATACAAAGATTTTATTCTAGTGATGAAAAAAGTTTTATTTTAAACACTAAAGGTGGTGAACGTATAGAATTATTTGTACCTACATTGGGTGTTACTAATTGGATTAAGAATTTAGTTAGAACTAAAAGACAAAAAAATGAATATTTTGATACAGCATTTTTAAAAATAGCTCCATTTTTATTTCCAAATTGGAGAGCTATGAGTGAGCGACAATATAAATTGGTTAATGATGATTCATTCCAATGGTCAGTTAAGAAAATGAGTATAGTTGTTGGTATTATTGATTTGTTACAAGAATCAATTAATCCTAATATATTACATACTTGTACTTCTTGTGGCACAGAGGTTGCCTCACCCATAAACTTTCAAGGTGGAATCAAAGGACTATTTCTCTATACTGACATCTTCGATGAATTGGTCTGATAGTTATATCATGTTTTTAGATAGATTTTTAAAAAATGAAAATATTGATCATGTAGAAAATTTCTGTAATTTAGCATTTGGTACTTTTCAAGTTGATATTTTAAATCTTTTAGAGATAAAACATATCATTTATCAAAAATTAAGAATTCAACCTAGTGAAATAGAGAATTTTCCATATTATGAGCTTGAATATACACTTGAGAATTTAAAGAAATGGTTAGAAAGAGAAAAAGAGGAAAATGATAAACAAAATGATGAAACTAATACTAAATATAATCAAAAAACTATGATGCAAGAATCAAGTTCAATGATGAAAAAACATGGTATAAATCCTTCATCTATGAAACCACCTTCTATGGGTAATATAAAAATGCCCAAATTATAAAACAAAAGCTCTATCATATATTTGATGGAGCTTTTTTATTTTATAATATATAAAAAAAATATCTAAATACAATTGGAAAGAGATAAAGAAATACTTAAAATTTTAGAAAAGTTGGATAAATCTACAAATGAAGGTAATGAGATTTATCAACAACTTTTTGATTTTCATAAAATAAATGCGGAAACTTCTAAAAAAACTTATTCCGCTATCACTGGCCAATTAGATCTTATAGTTAAAGAAGTACAAACTGTTAATAAATCTAAGAGTCAAAGTTTATTATCATCCATATCAACCACATTAATGGATGTACCATCCCTATTATCTGATATTAAAAAATCTATAGATGTGCAAACATCCGTATTTGATTCTTTATTTGGTAAAATGTATAGTAAAATAGATGAATTATCTAAAAAAGATGTAACAGAACCAAAAAAGGATAAAAAAGAATTTAAAAAAGATAATAAAATTGTTAGTGAAAGTTTATTAACTACAATATCTAAATCATTAACAGACGTACCATCTTTATTATCAGCTATTAAAAAATCTATAGATGTGCAAACATCTGTATTAGGTTCTATTATAGGATCTATGTCTGGTCAAGGTGATAGTATTTCATCTCTAAAAGGTTTTGAAAAACAATCAAGTGATTCATCATTTGGTAAACTTGATAATATGTTTAAAAGTGCCAATAAAACTATAGATAGTCCATCAGAAGCAAAATCTAAAAATAAGAAAACGTCAACTATTGGTGGATTTAAACCAGAAGATATGAAAACAATAACTCATGGTTTAAAAAATATGGGTGAATTATTGAAAGGTTTTGTTGGTGCATTAAAAGATTATGCAAAAATACAAGATAGAGTTGATGTAGAAAGTTTAGTCAATAATGTTGTAACTATAGTTGATAAAATATCCGATGTTTTATTACATAAAAAAATACCAAAAAAAGATATAAATAAAACTTTAGTTTTAATAGCTAAAGGTTTAGTAAAATTCATAGAAGAAATTTCAGATATTAAAAAATCAAAAGTTAATAAATTTATAAAATTAACAGAAGCTATATCTGGAGGATTTGGAAAAATAGTAGATTTATTAGATAAAATAACACAAAATCCTGATAGATATGATACATCTATTGAAGTTTTTAAATCTATAGTTAAAGCTATTAAAAGTATGCAGATTAGTTTTATATTAGCAGCACTTATATTTCCATTTATACCATTTGCTATGGTATCATTTTGGTCAATGTTTAAAGTGGCTAATATGGTTGGTTGGTTTGGATTATTTGGTATTAGGAAAATATTAACTAATGGTTCAGAAACATTAGGTAATATTTCAGTGTCAATATTAAAAATGTCTTTAACTTTTTGGTTATTAGGCAGAATAATGAGAAAATATGATGTACCAGGCATATTAACTACTATAACATCATCATTTGAATTGTTTGAAAAAATATCAATGATGGATATAAATTATAAAGTTGCTAATAAAAATATAGAAACTTTTGGTGAATTTTTAAGTGCTTTAAATTCTAGTTTTGTAAATTTTAGTTCTATATCAGCAATATTAAAAAAATATAAACCAGCTGATATTAAATCTACTATTGGTAATATGGATTTAATATTAGGCAAAAGTTTTGAATTATTTTCAAAATTTACTAAAATTGATATTAAACCAAAAGTAGCTGAAAAAAGTATAGATTCATTACATATATTTTTTGAATCTATACCAGAGCTATTTTTAACAATATCATCAATATCGGATTATATTAAAAAAAATAAAATAGATTCAAAAGCTAAGAGTATAGAAATAATAATGACACCAGTGATGTCATTAATAAAAATGATGATGAATTTTAATATACCTAAAATAACTGATATTTTAAAATTGAAATTTGCATTTTCATCAATATTCAAATCTATTGATAATATATTAATTGGTTTAAATTCTCTTGATGATAAGAAATTAAAACTTGCCACAAAACAAATAAAGGTGGTAAATTCTCTTTTTGATTCGATGTTTATTTTATTCGATAGAATAGTTATCAATAATCCTATAATAATGAAAGCTAAAAAGGGTGCAGATTTCATGGCTAATATAGGTAAAAGTATTTTTAGTATGGCTTTAAAATTTACATTAATAGCACCTATAGCACCTATAGCACTAGCAGGTATATTTTTTATATCAACCGCAATAAAAATATTAAAGGAAATTTCAAAAGGTGCAGCTAAACTTATGAAATTATCATTAATTTTAGTTGGATTAGGACCAGCATTGGTGGTATTTTCATTAAGTTTATTTGCTGCAAGTATGCTTTTAAGTAAAATAGATTGGATATCTATAGCTGCTGGATTTGGTATAATGTTTATAGCTACAAAAATATTTGATTCTGTTGGTAAATCTTCTGCTAAAATAGCATTAGGTTCGTTAGCATTAATAGCAATGAGTATATCATTATTATTATTTTCCGTAGCTATGTTAGCTTATTCATCTATAATTAAAATGGTTGATATTGGAACAGTCTTGTTAGGTTCAGTTGCCATATTAGCATATGCAGTTGTTTTTGGTTTAGCAGGTAAATTTGTAACTGATATAGCATTAGGCTCATTGGCTGTTATAGCAATGGGTATAGGATTAACATTATTTTCAATAGGATTGCTTGTATATAGTGCAGCAGTAAAAGTATCGGATATTGGTACATTATTAATGGGTTCTGTTGTATTATTATCATATGGTTTAGTATTTACATTAATTGGTGCTGGTGTTCTTTCATTAGCTGGTGCAGCTACAGCTATAGTAATGGGATTGGGACTTATAGCATTTGGTATTGGTTTAACGGTATTTAGTTTAGCACTAAAAACAAATGATATAGCTACATTATTATTAGGAGCTGCTGTATTAATAGCATATGGTATAGCATTTGCTATAGCTTCTATAGGTATAATTGGTGCACCATCTGTAATTTTAATGGGTATAGGTTTATTATTATTTGCACCTGGATTATTAGCATTATCAGGTGTTATGTCTGTATCAGATATTGGACAATTATTATTAGGCGCTGTAGTTATAATAGGTATGGGTGTTGCGTTTAGTATAGTAGGTTTATTATCACCACTTATAATATTAGGTTCAATATCAGCAATTATGATGGGTGTATCTTTACCAATATTTACATTAGGTTTAGCATCTATGTCATTATTACCAGAATTAGATATAATGAATATATTGAAAATTGGTTTAGCTATGGTTGCATTTGGCATAGGATATTCTATAATAGGTTTACTTTCGCCATTAATAATATTAGGATCAGTAGCAATAACTGGTATGTCTATATCATTACCTTTATTTGTAGCTTCTCTATCATCTTTAAAAATGCTAAATGATGTAGAGTGGAGTAGTATTGGTAAATTAGCATTATTAATGGCTGGTTTAAGTATGGGTTATTCTGCAATAGGTTTAGCAACGCCATTTATAATTGGTGGTATATTTGCAGTAACAGGTATGGCATTATCATTAAAAACATTAACTTATGGTTTACAAGAAGCATTGAAATTAGATTGGGCAAAATTCCCAATAGATGATATAGCTAATGTATTATTAAAATTGACAACCGCATTTGCATTAGTTGGTTCTGATGGTAAAACAGGATTTAGCGGATTTTTAACTGGTATAATGAATGCTGTTGGTATAGGACCAAATAATGTTAAACGAGGTGTTGAAACAGTATTACATGCTGGTAAAGCATTAACATCTATATCACAAGGTTTATTAGATTTTAATGAAAAAATGAAAGTATTAGATTTAACGGTAGACCAAAATGGTTTAGCTAAATCAGGTTCATTTTTAGAAAAAATGGGTAGAAGTATTACCGCAGTAAGCGAAGCATTTGGTGCTATGGGTGTTAAATATCCATCATCAAGTTTCTTTGGTTTATGGACGTTAGATAAATCTGCTATTCAAAAGGGTATAGAGTCTACATTTGAATCTGGTAAAGCTTTGACATCTGTTGCCGAAGGTTTAATGCAATTTGATGAAAAAACAAGAGGTTTATTTGGTACAGATGGTGGTAAATTATTATTAGATAGTATCTCTAAAACTATTGGAATGATAAGTTCTGCATTTTCTAATATTGCAAATGATAGTTTAAGTTTATTTGGTATAACAATAACAAAATCAAATGTTCAGAAAGGTATTGATTCTGTAAAAGATATAGGTAAAACATTTACAGAAATTGCAAATGGTTTAAGAATGTGGGATGATTTATCAAAACAAAATATAGATGTTGAAAAAATATCAAAAAGTGTAACTGACGTAATAAATCTAATATCAAAAGCATTCGGTGATATAGGGGCTACAAGTGATAAGGGATTTTTGGGTACAGGTTTATTTACAAGTACTAATGTGGAAAAAGGTATATCGGCCGTTAATGGTGTTGGTAAAGTTTTTTCTGAAATCGCTGAAGGTTTAAAATCATTTGCTAGTTTAGAAAAAATGGGATTTAAATCAGATTCTTTTAATCCTAACGAAAAAGGTTCTATAGCTTATAATATGATTGAAGTTATAAAAGCTACTAGTAATGTTTTTGGAGAAATAGGTAAAAAGGGTGATTATATAGAAAGTACGGATTCATTTGGTAATAAAAAGAAAGTTTGGGTTTATGATGAATCTATTAAAAAAGGTATAGATTCTGTTAAAGGTGTTGGTGAAATATTAAATGGTATAGCTAATGGATTAAAAACATTTTCTACTATTGATAATATGAAAATGCCTTCTATAAAGAAAAATATAACAGATATATTATCATTAATAGCGACTGTTTTTGGTGAAATAGGTTCTGGTAAAGTTACAATGGCTAAAGCAGAAGATATTGCAGCTGGTGTTAAAGCAATATCAGGTGTTGGTAAAGAATTGGAAACAATATCCAAAAGTTTGCAACCATACATGGACATTCAAAAAAATAAAAATTTAAATGTTGATGTATTGAAAAAAAATATTAAAGATATAGTTTCGACAACATTAATAATGTTAGGTTCTATAGGTCTGATACAAAATAATAACGAAAATGATAAAACATTTTTAACCCAACAATTTGGTAATAATTATTGGGCTATGAGAAAAGAAAATATAAAGGCTGGAGCAGAAACATTAAAAGCTGGTATGGATGGTATGGATTTTATACAAAAAGCAGCTGATATATTAAAAAGTAGTACAGAAGATTCTAAAAAAATAAATTTTGATAATGCTGCAAATTATATAAAAAATATAATAAAGACTGCATTGTCACCATTTGGTGCATTAGGATTAGCACAAACAAATGATAAAGCTAATATAGAAATATCAGATTCTTTCTTTGGTAAAAATTCTTGGTTATTAAATAATTATTGGATAGAAAAAGGTGTATCTGTATTATCAAATATAAAAGAAGCAATATCAAGTATAGGTATGTTATCAGAAACTTTAAATAAAAAAGAATTTAATGTTTCTGATTGGGAAACTAAAAAACAGGTTATTGCAGAGATTATTAAATCTCCAATAGAAGCTATAGGTACTATTATTAAACAATATGGATATGATAATATTTATAAATGGTTAACAGGCATTATGCCAATTATGAAAAATAATATAAATGATTTATTAAAGGTCGTTGATACTAATTATAATGGTACAATAGGTTCAATGACAAAAGATTTAAAATTATTTATAAAAGATGTTGTAACTGCAAAAATAGATAAAAAGAATTTGGATTCTATGGATAAGATAGTACAATTCTTTGAACGTTGGTCTAAAATAGATGACCCATTTGCAAAATTTGCTAAAACATTCAAACAACATTTAGGAGACTTTAAAGAATACGTTAGCCAAATAAACAGTATTGATGTGGCTAGAATGAATTCTTTCTCGGATTTAAATTATAAAATAACAGAATTAGTAAAATTAGATCCAACACTCGTAGCAACGAATACAGAAAGCATAAAAGATTTAATAAGTAAAGCTACAGAAAGTAGTAAAACGTCGTCTCCAGCGACTAATACAACGAATATACAGCAAATAGCTAGTGACAATAAAGAGCTAGTTGATAGTATTAGAGAATTAATGACTATGATTAAAGAACAGAATATAAGAAATGAGAATAAAAAACCTGATAACTCTTTAAATGATGGTGTATCAGGTTTAAGACAAGATATTCAAAATCTAGGAAACATATTAACTGGTGGTAAAGCACAATTTAGAATAAAAGATGGAGGTAGAAAATAATATGAAAAATCTAATATCATACGAAGAATTTAAAGGTAATAAATCTGAAACTTCTAATTATAGAATACCATTTGCAGCAATAGAACCACAGAAGAATGATAAAGTATGGAAATATGTTAAAAAAGAAATCAATAAATCTCCTTTATGGGGTATAGATGCTAAAAATCAGGAATCTATCAATAGGAAAAAAGGTGATAGATAGATCTGGTTGGTGGAAGGAGGTTGGAATCTGGTTGGTAGGAGGTTTGGTAGGAGGTTTGGTAGGAGGCTTAAATCAGGTTGGTGGAAGGAGGCCCTTTAAGTACCTTTAAGTTAGTTCTAAGTTTTCGGAGGGTGACATCAAGGATTACGAGATTTTTAAAATTTGTTTAAAATTATTTTTAAGGAATCAAAAATAAATTTTAGACTATCATTATAGCCAATATCATTCATTAGTAACGATTGGTATTGGCTATTTTCATTTAAATAAAATAAAACTATTATTAAAATATATAAAAAATTTTAAAATCTAAATAACGATATTTAAACATTTTAAATGGCAATTCGTATAATATAAAAAATAATTTTTTTAAATATTTTTAGTATAAAAATGGATAGTATAATAGACCAGGTTCGCCGACTTCAAAATGAAGATAATACAGAAACAGTAAAAAATACAAAAAATGAAAAATCTTTTATAAAATCTTTTATATTAACTATTTTAGTTAGCCTTGTAAAATCCATATATAGATCAACCATATTATGGTTTTTATTAATGAATGTGTTTAGTAGATTAAATTATACTCAACTAGATTGGATAACAGTATTTTTCATATATTCGATATATGATATGTTTATTTTAAGTTATCTAGTCGATAAAAAAGATAATAAAATAAATTCAACCGATTAAATTTATTTCTTGTTTATATGAAAAAAAAGTCGTATTTTTGTAGTATATTGAGTAATTATTTATTATTTTTATAGAGGTTATAAATGGTTGATGAACAAGAAGATAATATACAAGAATTGGCAATAAATTTTATAAATTCAAAAAGTAGTAAAGATTTTTCAAAACTATACAACAAATTAATAAATGGTTTAAAATACTTTATAATAAAAACAAGTTCAAATACATTTGATATAGATACTGTAAATGAAATAATGGCTAGAACATTTAGTAAAGTTATATTTAATATACACATGTATGATTATAGAAAGGCTATGTTTATAACATGGATATATACTATAGCAAGAAATGAAATAATGAACGAGTTTAGGTCTATAAAAAATAGATTATATTTAAATGATATAATTAAATCTTCTGATGAAGAAACATCAGTTACAATAGAATTATCAGATTTGAGTAATGTTAATTCTAAATATGATACAATGTCGGAATTTAAAGATATTATAGGCGAAAAGGAAGATAGAGAAAAAAGAAGAAATATAATGGTATTAATATGTCATGAAATAGATCACAATTTGAGCTATTTATATAGAGATATATTAATAGATAGAGAAATACATAATATGATGTATAAAGATTTATCAAAAAAATATAATTTGCCAATAAATACTATAAAATCTAGAATAAAAATAGGAAGAACATTAATTAAAAATGCTATAATAAATGAAGTTAGAAAAATAAACAAAGAGGTGTGATATGTAATAAAAATGGTTATATAATTTTTTAAATACATAATAGAATGGAGAATTTATGAAAAACTTTTATAAATTCTTAATCTCTACTATAGTATTTGTGATGATAAGTTTTTCCCTAAGTTCAGCTCAAAATATTGAAAAAGTGGTAGATAAATTTGGAAAGTTACCACTAACAACAGAGAATGTAGCAAAAGCAATTATGGAATTAGATATGAGATTTCCAAAATATGTTTTTCTACAATCAGTTAAAGAATCTGGATATAATTCTGATAAAACAGGATATAAATCAAGACTAGCACTTGACGGTAATAATCTTTTTGGTATGAGAAGAGCCAAAAAAAGAAAAACATTCGCTCTAAAGGAAGAATGTTTTGGTTATGCCAAGTACAGCCATTGGATATTTTCGATTATAGATTATAAACTTTGGGAAGATTGTGTAGAATTGAAGAAAAACGAAAGTTTTAAACAATATCTAACACGTAGACATTATGTACATAATACTACAGAGTATATTAAATCATTAAATGCTTATAAAATACAAGATAGTATTTTAAGTATTTTGATTGGAAAAGTTAAATAACATAGGATTACATAAAAGATAAAACACTCTTTTATTTTAAATGTAATATGACATCATTTAATGATGCAGATTAGCGATAATTATAAATGAACTTAGGATTTACGTTAGTAACTTATTATAAATGAGCTTTATAATAAGTATATAAATCATTACAATATATATTGTAGATATTAAGAATAAATAAAGAGATCAAAATGACATTTAAAAATGAAATAGATAGACCATTCTTTTTAAAAAGATGGCTTGATAATTTTAAAGATACTATAATTTTAGTTATAAGAGATATTTTTAATTATCTTTTCATAAGAAAGACTATAAATATATATAAAAATACAGATTCTTGGAAAGAATTAAATTTAAGATATACTTATACTGGTATATTATACACAGTAGTAAATTTAAGAGCAGAGGATTTTGGTGAAAAAGATCCAGAAGTAAGAGAGTTAAGATATAGAGAAAGATCTGAAAAATTATACCTTTATATAACTCAGTTAAATTTGCACGAAATACTTTCACCTGAGATAACATACCAACCAGGAACATATTCATATTTAGTACAATTTATACCAATATTTAGAATTTTGACAATTAAATGGATTTTTTTCACATGTATAAAAATAATATGTTTTTACTTTTTTATTGTATTATTAAATTCTTTTATAAATTTTGATTTCTTTTTCCAACAATTGTATAATTTTTTACACGGACATAATATTTTAAAATGAATTGTGAACCTAAATTTACTACAGTCGATATTTTTCCAGAGAATATCGACTGTAATGTTGGTATATTAAGAACATTATCTGATGAAGATTTTAGAAAATATGTTGAAAAAATAAGATTGCATTTTATATCATTGCATTCTAATAGCCATCCAGTATTTGCCACAAATAAAACTAGAAATGATATTATTGATAATCTAAAAGAATTTAATAATATGCATGATATTGAATTAAATAGATTAACTCGTAAAATTGGTGGAGTTAAACCTATAATTTTTCAAGATGAAAATGAATTAGATTATAGTTTATTATTATCATACAATACAAAAAATACTAATGCTATTAATCATTGGTTTCCAGAAATTTGGGATACAAAAATATCTTCAGGTAAAGCAGTTACAGATCAATTTTACGATAGTGAACAATTTTATAAAAATGTTCGTGATATTATAATTAAAGATAGATTTAAATCTGTTGATGAATATAAAGCTGGTGCACAAAATATCAGTGATTTTCTTATACAATGTTTGAGAATTGTATCAGGTAATCAACCTGTATACAATTTTCCTAGTACATTAGCTAAATGGATATATTTGGATGTAGCAAAACGTACAAATATAAAGGATTCATTCAATATATTAGATACGTCGTGTGGTTGGGGTGGTAGAATGCTTGCCGCATTATCTGTAGCTGATGAACCATACCTTTATAATAAAAAAGTTTCTTATTGGGGTACAGATCCTAATACTAAAGTGCATGATAGATTTTACGAATTTATAGAATTTTGGAAACAAAATGTTTCTGTAAATGATAATTTTAATTTTTATAAAGCTACTTTACCAGCAGAAAATTTATTAGATGATGATAAATTTAAAAATGCTTTAGGTACTTTTGATGTACACTTTACAAGCCCTCCATATTTTAATAAAGAATTATATTCTAATGATGATACACAAAGTTATATAAAATATGATAATGATTATCCAGCATGGTCAAAAGGATTTTTAAAACCGATGTTAAAAAATACTTATGACCTTTTAAAAGAAGGTGGTGAATGTTGGATAAATATAGCAGATGTTAAATATAAAGGTAGTAAATATCATCCATTAGAAGCTGATACTGTCAAGTATGCATTAGAATGTGGATTTGAACATGTTAAAACTTATAAGATGGTTTTTGGTATAATGCCTGGTAATGACAAACGATCTGATAAAACTAAACAAACTGAAAAAGAAGTTCTAGGTATAAAACGTATAAATAAAAATACAGGTGGTGAAAATCCTAAAACAAGAAATACTATCGAATATGCTGATAAAAAATATAAATTTGAACCAATTTTCGTATTTAAAAAATGAGCAATCAACAAATTGATTTAATAACTTGGAATAAATGTGGAATAATATATGATATCATGGATAAAGATTTTGGTTTAAAAGAATCTTTAAAGGAACGACAAATGGTATTGCATAATTTATTATTTCATTATAACGTTTCAATGGCTGATATGCATTTTTATATTAATAGAAGAGAAAGATTATTACGATGAAGATATATTCTACTATAGAACTCTGTGAGTTTGAATCAATATTAGCTGAACCAGAACTTTCTGGTTTAGTTGGAAAACCATATTATATAGAAAGAATTATGAGTAATGGTGAAGTTGTATGGTTTGGATATAATATTAACTGGATTAAAAAGAATGATGTTTGGTATAATAATAAAGATGAAAAAGTTGAAGAGCCAATATATGAGATATTATATAAAAAATATAAAAATAATTGATTTTATTAAATTTAATTGAAGGATATTAAAATGGGAGAATATTATAACTACGTATATTTAGATCCACGTAAACCAGGCAATTTTGTTTTTGGAAAATACCAATTTGATTACGAACCATTCATTATAGGTACAGGTAAAAAACATTCATACTATATTCATATGAATGAACCAGCAAATAAAAATAATATTACTATTAAAATAAACAATATAGTTATGTTAGGTTTAGAACCTATAATTATTTTATTAAATAAAAATAAAACATTAGATGATGCTAAATTTAATGAAATAGAAATGAGAAGAATTATATCATTAAACAATAAAAATGAAAAGAAATTAAAATTTAGACATACCGAAGAAACAAAAATTAAAATGCGAGAAGTATTGAAGGGTAGAGGAAAGGGTATAGATAATGTAAATGCTATACGTTATACTATACAACGGCCTGATGGTACTACTTTTAGTACAGTAGGTAGAAAAAATGTTGAAGAAGAATTACAATGTGGTCATAACATTTTTAAAACAAAGAAATATAAAAATTTTAGAATAATTAAAGAAGAAAAAATTTACATTAAAGGAGAAAAGAAATGAATTTTGATAGAATAGAAGAAAAAAATGAACAACTAATTTCGGAATATTTAGAATTGTTCAATGAATGGAATAATATAGATAATATTGGATTAGAAAAAGGTATTTTAACTGAAAAGTTATTAAATATTAAAAATCAACTAGATATTATTGGTGCTGGTATGCAATTATATGAAATTTCAGAAGAAATTAAACGTCGCAAATCAGGCATTATTTTGCCAAATTAATATATACAAAAACAATTTAATAATTTATCGAGAGTAATAATGTCACAAGTTACAGAACAAGAGGCTTCTTTAAATGAAGAAGGTGCTCCAGTTTTCAAATTGCAACCAGTTGCAGAATCTACAAAAAAATCAGAATTAGAAAGAACTGCAACAGAAGATCAAGTCTTGTTAATAAAACAAGAATTAGACAAGGAAATTGAAGGTTTAGAAAAACATCTATTTTTAATTAGGATGGATGATAATGCAGTAAATAATTTATTGGATTTTATGAAAAATAAAATTAAATGGAAATTTAAAAATGCATATGGTGTTGTTCAATGTTATGATACAGTTGTAAAAGCTCAAGCAGAATCTAAAAAATTAAAAACAAATGGTATTTATTTAGATAATGTTGTGGTACAAGCTATTGCATATTTTTTATCATTACATGAAGATGTTGGATTAGATTATGCAAAAACTTTTATTTCAATTATAGATCCATTATTCGAAACAATCGAAGAAGCAACTAAGTGGAGAAAAAGAATAGAATTGTTAGAAAAGAAATATATAATATATAATGATAGTTTCGAACAACAAATTCCAATAGAAGATGCTAATTTAGAATACTTCAAAAATGAAGAACAAGAAAATAACAAATAATCAAAATAGCCACTTTCGAGTGGCTTTTATTTTTTAAAATAATAAAATATTATGAATGTAATAGTTAATTCTCCTGATAAGTGGTATAAGAGACCATTAATTATAGGTTATATATCATTAATTTTTTCTGTATTATTACTTTTAAGTAATTGTTCAACAAATACAAGATTAAATCTTTTATATCAAAAACAATTGGATATTGAAAAAAGAATATCTGAAAATAAAGATGAAATTAATAAATTAAATGAAACTGTTAAATTGACGATTGAGCAAGAATTTGCAAAAAATTTATTATATACAGATGCTATACAAAAAGGTAAGATGTCAAATCAAGATATTCAAAAAAGATTTGACGACTTATCAAAAAAATTAAACAAAGCAAATGACAAATGAGCCACCATTTGATATACCAGAGGTTTTCATCAAATTAAAAAATTTATATGTTGAAACTGGTGAAATACTTAAAATGAGAGATTGTATAATTAGTATGCCTTGTGAATTTTATGTTACTGATATATCATTTCAAATAAGTGATATATTCATGATAATATTGTCTAATGATAATATGAATATATCATTTAATTTGGAAACACCACCAGATGTAGCAGCAAATATAATCAAATTTTTAATTAAAAATGGTTATGATTTAGAAGTATATGAATCATTCTTTTTCGATGATCATGGTAATTTTTGCACAGAAAGCGAAATAAATCCATATTATACAATGTGTTTAAATTAAAAATAAAAATAGAAAATTGCTAAATAAAGATTTAATAAGAAAATTTATAATAGGTACATTTGTATCTATACCATTTTTATCATCACTAATAAGTACAATACACCTTATAGGATTATTCAATTTGGGTAATCATGAATGGATGTCAATAACATTAGCTATAGCATTTGAACTTGGTTCTATAGCTAGTCTTTTAATTCTTACCATACTTGATAGGGTTAATAAATCAATGGTAATGTCTATATTTGTTATATTAGTAATATTTCAAATATTAGGTAATGTTTATTTTTCATTTGATTATATCAATCAACATTTATTAATGAACCCAAATTGGCTAGGTTCATTTCAAGAATTGGTATCATATTTTGTAGCAGGTGATCAAACATTGATGAAATTATTAGTTTCATGTTTAGTTTCAATACCAATACCATTAATATCACTTTTCTTTTTGAAATCGATAGTGGATTACCTCAAGTTTGATGAGCCTATCAAAAATGATGAAATAGTTGATAAAAATGAAAATGAAATAAATATATATGAAAATGAAATAGTGGATGATAAACCAAAAATACCATATCTAGAAATAGTAAGTAATGATGGTGAAAAATATACAACTGAAAGAATAGACACACCAGTTGCATCTACAATATATAATAAATAACAATATTAATATGGATTACTTAATAAATTTTAGTGAATATAAAAATCAAAAGTTAAATGAAATAACTGGTGCAGAAATACCATTAATATTAATATTAGGTGCTAAAATGGGTCTAGTTACATATTTATTAATAAAATTAAATATGATTAGAAAAACATGGTTTTTAGATTTTATATCAGGTAAAAATGATTTAAATATGAAACAAATAAATTCATTAGATAAAAGTGATAAAAAAACTTTATTATCTTTATTGAACAAATTAAATAAAGATAAAGACTTTTTTAATAAATTAAAAAATTTAGAAAAAGATTTTAGGGCATTTAGAACACCTGGTGAAGTTTCTGATGAAATATGGAATAAAGAATATTCTGAATATTTACAAAAAGTACAAAAAGAATTAGATCCTTCTATTAAAAAAATATTAACACCAGAAGAATATACAAAATTAAACGATATTATATCTAAAATAGGTAAAAAATAAATTTTTTATAAATGACAGCATATCCATATTCTGTAGTACCTCAAGCGAGAAGTCCACATATTAGTGTACCATCAGGTTGCATTACATGTCCACCAGATGTTAGTATCATGTCAATATTATTTGATCAAACATCTTTAGCAGTAGTTAAAGGTTGGGAAACAAGAAGCACTACAGATTTAAGAGAATTTTTTCAACCTATAGATGGTTATATGGAATATCAGATAACATTAAAAGAAATGACATCTGATGAACACATGACAGTTAATTATGGTATGTTTGGTGATGATGGTATAACATTTTTAATGATATTACCATTGTGGCACTTATCAAATGTAGATTTTGATGATATAAAACTCAACTGGAGGTATAAAGGCTATCTTGTTTATGAGGATGATAATAGTGATGGATTTCCAGATGCTTTAGTACAAGATCCTTATGGTACTGGTGTAGAAAATCAAGCAATATATCATCAATGGGATGAATTAGGTAGAATATTAATGTTATCTGGTACAAAAACAAAACCTATACGACCAATAGAATTGCAAAATCTATCAGGTGATGATGTTATATTAAAAATTTTAATTGCAAGATAAAAAAAAACAAAATTATGAATTATTTAATAAGTTTCGAAGAATATAAATATGTTATATCAGAAGGTGCGGTTAGTTCTACAAGTACTATAAAAACTAAATATGCAAAAGAATTAAAAGATTGTTATGATGGATTAAGAAATTTTGATATACCAGAAGATGATCCACGTGCAGAAAAAGATTATTATGATTTATTAGATGACCATGGTGAGTTTGGTGATTATATAGATAATATGATAAATAATATACATCATAAACATATTTCATATGATGCATTTGTTAATAGTATTACAAGTTGGTTTTCTAGAAAACCTGATTTTGATATATTGAATTCATTAAAAATAGTACACGATTTACCGACACATAGTTTTAATTAAAAAAGAATAACTACAAATAATTATGATTTTTGATAATATAAAACCAAATACTCCTACTATAGTAGATAAGAGTTTATTAGATAGGGTAGATATGACGGATACTATTATAAATAAGGCAAAAGAGTTAAAAGCTGATATAATATTATCGGATGGTATAAATGATGATTCTATAACAATAGAATTTAGAGAATATTAATAATATATACAATAATAAAAAATAATAATTTAAAAATGGCTATCAAAAGAATACCAAGACCAATGAATTTCGAAGGTTTAAGTACAGATTCTAAACCTACTACGGGTGTACCAGTATTATCAACATTTATTGAAACAAATACTGGTGATAAATTCGAATATGTTTACACAACAGCTAACGATGGTACCAAAGCTTGGGTTAAGACTCTTAACCAATAATAAGTTTTAAACATTTACTATAACCCTACGTATAATAATATATGTAGGGTTTTTTATTTTTAAATCTATCTATAAATATTTATTTTTGTATATTTTTTTATACTAAATTTTAATATATACTCCAATGAGGACATTAAAACAACATATAAGGAAATTAAATTCTACTGAATTTCAGGAGTTATCCAGGATGTGTACTGAATCTAGGAAACTTTATAATTCTGCTTTATATGTTATTAATGGTTACTTTAAAGAAACAAATAAATATCTAGGCTACAATGAAGTTTATCATATAATAAAAACTAATGATCATTATAAAGCTTTACCAGCCAAGATAGCCCAACAAATAGTTCGTTTGGTTGATAAAAACTTTAGATCATTTTTTGCTTTACTTCAGAAAAAAGGACGTGGAGAATATGCTGCCACTGTTAAATCTCCAAAGTATTTACCCAAAGATTCTAAATATTTATTAATTCTTCCATCTGACCAAGTTTCTTTAGTTAAAGGTAAACTTAAAATAACTAATGCTTTAAGGATACCATTCACCTTTAATTTAAAAGGTGTTATTAAGCAAGTAATAATAAATCCACATCCAAATAATTATTACACTATATGTATTCAATACGATGAGGTACCGAATATTAATTTAAACTTGGACAAATCCAAGTGTTTAGCGATAGACTTAGGTTTAAATAACTTTGCATCGTGCGTTACAAATATTGGACATTCATTTATAATGAATGGAAAGCCTTTAAAGGCATACAACCAATTTTACAATAAGAGTAAAGCTAAGATACAAAGCGAACTAAAAACTAAGAATAACAAGCATTGGTCTAACCGACTATCAATACTTAATATTAATAGGTCTAATTGGATAAATAATTATTTAAATCAAACTGTATCCTACATAATTAAACATTGCCTATCAAACAATATAGGTACTGTAGTTTGTGGTTACAATGAAACTTGGAAACAAAAAATAAACTTAGGTTCTAAGACCAACCAAAATTTTGTTTTAATTCCATTCTTTCTATTTAAGAGAAAGTTAGAATCCAAATGCAACGATCATTTTATAGACTTTATTCTCCAAGAAGAATCTTACACCAGTAAGTGTTCTTTCCTTGATAATGAACCTATAGAAAAACAAGAAATTTATCAAGGCAAAAGAGTTAAACGAGGACTCTTTAAAACCTCAACTAATATCATTTGTAATGCTGACGTTCAGGCAGCAGGAAATATATTAAGAAAAGCAGTCCCAAATGCCTTATGGTATAATGGGATAGAGGACTCTATAGTTAGTCCTGTAAAGTTGAAGCATTGCTTTAACCTACAAAAATAAGTTTTATACTTATTATACTATAATATATACATTATTATGAATGGTTTTATTTTTGAAGGATTTTTCAGATGAAACAAAAAATATTGATAATTATTCCACATTGTTCTACTGGTGGAATGCCAAGATATGTTCTTGAACAAATTAAAAATTTGATTAATGTATATGAGATATTTGTAATTGAATATTCGTATTATGGTGATGAATTTGTAACGCATAGAAAACAAATAATTGATATAGTTTCTAAAAATTTCTACTCTTTATCATCCAATAAGTCTATCATTTTAGATTTAATCAATAAAATTGATCCTGATGTTATTCATATGGGTGAATTGCCAGAAATGTTTATGGATAATGAAATTGCAAAAAAGATATATTCTAATAATAGATCATATAAATTAATTGCAACTACGCATGATTCATCTTGGAATGTAAATAATATAATATTTTTACCAGATCATTTTATATTTGTTTCAAAATATTCACAAGAACAGTTTGAATCGCTAGGTATACCAAGTTCTATAGTTTTATATCCAATCGAATATAAAGATAGACCTGATAGAACTGAAGGACTTCTTAAATTAGGATTAGATCCAAAATTAAAACATGTATTGAATGTTGGTATATTCACCGAGAGAAAAAACCAAGGTGAGTTAATGGAATATGCTAGACAATTACAAGATTATCCAATACAATTTCATTTCGTTGGTTCATTAGCTGGTAATTTTAAATATTATTGGGAATCTATAGTTGATAATAAACCTGATAATTGTATATTATGGCGTGAACGTTCAGATGTAGATAATTTTTATTCTTGTATGGATTTATTCGTATTTACTTCTTGTGCTCGACCAGGCGACACGGAGACTAATCCATTAGTAATTAGAGAGGCTACTTCATGGCATATGCCATTTTTAATGTATAATTTAGACGTTTATAGAAATATGTATGATGAATATTCAAACATAAAATATTTAACATCTAATAAAGATGAAAATTTAAAAATGATATTAAATGAATTAAATTTGAATAAAAAACCTATTTATATTTTTACCCACAACTATTTAGTTAATAATTGGGAAGAAATTTTCATAGACCAATTATCTAAATTATTCAATAGTAGTTTATACTTTAATGCAGATAAAATATTTTTCGGTGTATATTCTCCAACAGAAGAAAGCTATTTGAAATTTATATCAGTAATTTCTGAAAATGATACAGAAAGAAAAATAAGTGTTGTAAAATTTGAAGAAAATTTAGATGAATTCACAACATTATCATTTTTACAAGAAACTATTAATAATTTGGATTTTGATGTAAATGTATTATATTATCATTTAAAAGGTGTTACAAGTATACAAAATCATTCTGATGTTAATGTTACACACGAAGCTGTGACTTCTTGGAGAAATGTTATGGAATATTTCTTAATAGAAAGGTGGACAAAATGTGTTGAATTATTAGATGGTTATGATAGTGTTGGTTGTTTTTGGAATGATAATACACATGAAATGTATCCAAATATGTACTGTGGTAATTTTTGGTGGTCAAAATCATCTCATATAAAAAAATTGCCTAAAATTATTGATATAAAAAGTGATAGAATGAATGCTGAGAGATGGATAGGAATGGAACCTCATTTGTGGTTTAATATGAAATCTCCAACATTAGAAAATAACCAATTATACGAAGCTGTTTGGAAACCAGAAGAATATAGAGATGATGTTAATCCAATATACATTTTTTCACATAATTATTTAATTAATAATTGGAAAGAAATTGTATCAAACCAATTAAATAAATTGTCTGAATCAGGTTTATATGATGCTTCTAAATCAATAAATTATTATGGATATTCTGAAGATAATAATTCATGGATAGATTTTGTAAATTTAGTTAAAAAATATGATTCGGATAATAAAATTCATTTATCATTATTATATAGAAATAATTATGAATTTGATGTATTGAATAAAATTTATGATATTTTTACTAATTATAATGGTAATGGTAGAGTATTATATTATCATACAAAAGGTGTAGTTTCTGAGCATGATCCAAATAATAATAAAGATGCTATAATATCATGGAGAAATAAATTAGAAGAAACTACAATTACAAATTGGAAACATTGTGTTGATAATTTGGATAACTATGATATAATCGGTCCATTTTATTTTGATCAAAATCCAGATTTAACACCTATATTTGCTGGTAACTTTTGGTGGACAAATATTTCATATATTAAAAAATTAAAAAAAGTTGATGATACTGGCGGTAGAGGTAATTGTGAAAATTGGATAACAAGTATACCACATAAACCATTAAATCTATATTCACCAAAAGATTTGAATTTATACCAAGTGCCTGTTGATAAAAATATTGCAGTATTTTCGCATAATTATTTAGTTAATGATTGGAAATATATTGTAGAAGAACAATTATTTCTATTAGAAAGTGGTGGATTATATGATGCCGCCACTGATATTTACATGATATATTATGCACCAAATACACAAGAAGAAATTGATTTTCTAAATTTAGTATTAAAATATCCTAAAATTAAAACATTCAAATTAAGAGATAATAATTTTGAATTTCCAACATTACATATAATTAAGAAATATTGCGACAATAAACCGGAAGCTAATATATGTTATTACCATACAAAGGGTGCATCCAATAAAGCCAGAAATATGGAAACATGGAGAAAATATATTAATCATTTTACAATAACAGAATGGAAAATGAATGTAGAAGCATTAAATAATAATGATGTTTCTTTTGTTGATGATGAATATAATTCATACCATAATTTAACTGATAGACAAAGAACTTGTGGTAATTTTTGGTGGGCTAATTCAAATTATATTAAAACATTAAAAGAGATTGATATATATGATGAGAATAGATTCAATGCAGAATTATGGATATTAAGCAATTCTAATGTTAGAAAATGTTCAATATTTGAATCATCATTTGTCAATGAATATCCATTTGAATATTTATATGCAAAATTTTATTCGCCATATTTTTATAGAATAGATCACAAGAAATTTGTAGATGAAATATATTGGGCATCAAATAAATATTTTTCAATACAACAAAAAGAAAAGGAATGGAAAGATTTATTATTATACATTTTAAATAATGATATAAAAACTGATAATGCATTAGAAATAGGTAGATATAATGGTGGTACAACACATAGTTTATGTCAAATATTTGAAAATGTAATTTCTATTGATATAGAACGACAACCAAATATAGATTTTTTAGAACAAGTAAACCAAAATTTAACTATAATTACTGCTGATTCTAAAGATTCTGAAACTATAGAAGTAATCAAATTATTAGATAAAAAATTCGATTTAATATTTATTGATGGTGATCATTCATATGAAGGTGTTAAAAAAGATTTAGAATTATATAATCAATTTCTATCACCCACAGGTATAATATTATTCCACGATATCATCCATTCAGAATGGCACACAAATATGAATTGTGGTGTACCAGAATTATGGGATGAATTGAAAAATAAATATAATACTCATGAAATAATAAGTACTGATAGAAATGAAATAACTGATATTAATATTTATAATAATATATTAAAATCTCAATGTGAGAAATATGAACAATTTGGTGGTATAGGTATTTTAACTAAAGCTGGTCGTTTAAATCATTTACTAAAAAGAAGAAGAATGTTGTTGGATTATTTAGATACTCCTATAACAAATGATTTTGATACATTATTGGGTTTAAAGGAAATTGCTGATGAATTTTTAAATAAAAATAGTGTAATGGCTGAAATTGGTTCATATGCGGGCGTTTCATCAGAATTATTTGCACTGCATTGTAAAACAATATATTGTATAGATCCTTGGGAATATAAAGGTAAAGAGGACATAAATTCGTTTAGAGCAGAAAGTGAATTTGATAAAACTAGTTCAATGTATGATAATATAATTAAAGTTAAACATACAAGTGGTTATGCGGTAAGTATGTTTGAAGATTCATCATTAGATTTAGTTTATATAGATGGTTGTCATGATTATGAATGTGTTATAGATGATATAAATAATTATTTACCAAAAATAAAAAATGGTGGTATCATATGTGGTCATGATTATAAAGAACAAGTCAAGAAAGCTGTTGATAAAATATTAGGTGAAAAAAATATAAGAGTATACCAAGATTCAAGTTGGTTAGTAAAAGTTGATAAAGATAACTTATTGAATAAAAAGAGAATACCATGGTTTGATGAAGTTAATGGTACAAATGTATTGTATGGTTTAGATGATTTGTGTAAAGATTTTATTAAACCTGATTATATAATGGCCGAAATTGGTTCATATGCAGGAGTTTCATCCGAACTTTTTTCAAATTACTGTAAACATGTAATATGTATAGACCCTTGGATCGAATATGGTGAAATGAATTCTGATGAAATTTCTAATGGTGAAAAACTGTTTGATTTAATGATTAAAGATAAAACTAATATTACTAAATTAAAAAGATATAGCAATGATGCTGTAAATTATTTTAAAGATAAATATTTTGATTTAATTTATATTGATGCTTCTCATAAATACAATGATGTAAAAGATGATATAACTAATTGGTTACCAAAAATAAAAAATAATGGTATAATTAGTGGACATGATTATAATAATGAAAACGTTAAACGTGCTATAAATGATACTATAGGTTTAGATGATATTAAGATATATTCTGATTCTAGTTGGGCTAAAAATGTCAATATTATTAGTGTAGAAAAACCAATTTATATATTTTCACACAATTATTTAGTTAATGATTGGTTAAGTATTTTAGATGAACAATTTATAAAACTTTTGACATCTGGTTTATATGATAAAGCTACTAAATTATATTATTCTGTTTATTCCGAATCATATAAAGATTTTAACGATTTCATAGAGAAAATGTTATTATATGATTATTTAAATAAAGTAGAAATAGTAAAACATGAAAAAAATGATAGAGAATATCATACATTAATGTTTATTAAACAATTTAGTAATAAAATAAATGAAGATGTTGATATATTATATTTCCATATGAAGGGTGTTTTTTCTGGTAATTTAGAAAAACACAATAAAGAAACTGTTAAAAAATGGAGAAATTATTTAGAATATTTCAACATTGAAAAATGGAAAGATTGCATAGAACAATTAAAAACATATGATACAGTTGGTTGTTTATATATCAATATGTGGTTTGAAAAATATGGTGAATCTAGAATGTATGCTGGTAATTTTTGGTGGTCACATTCAAATTATATAAAGAATTTACCAGATTTAAATTTGAATGATATAGAAGAATGGCCAATGCATTTAGAAACATGGATAACTAAAAATCCACATTCATGGTACAACTTCTATACAGACGTTCAAAAAGATACTTGGGATTTCTACACATATTTTCCAGATGAATCTGTTTGGAAAGATAAAAAAGATACAATATGTGTTGTAACTTCACATCCTAATTATAGAGCTACAGAAGATACTACTATTAAATGTGTACAATCTTTAAAGGCTACTGGTAGAAAAGTTATACTAGGTACACATTGTGAAATATCAGATACACTTAAAAATAATGTAGACTACCATGTTTATGATGAAAATAATCCTATGATTAAGCATGATTTCTATAATAGAACATGGTTTAATACTGAAGATTATCATGTAGAATTAAATTTACACAAGTTTGATAATGACACTAACCATGCAATAGCTTGTCATAATAATATGTATTCAGGTATTAAAAAAGCTAAAGAACTTGGATATAAATATGCAATAGTTACAAATTTTGATTTAATTTTTACAGAAAAAGATTATCATGTTTTTGATGATAAATTAAAACAATTAAGAGAGTCTGGTAAAAAATCATATTTTATGAATACAGTAGAGAATGAAGGATGGACATTAAAAACAATATTTTTTATAACAGAAGTTGATTTTTATTTAGAACATTTTCAATATTTTAAAGATGAAACAGAATACAATGACATTATTAAAAAATATGGTTCTGAAACAAACTGTTTAGAAAACGTATATTTTAACATATTATCTAGATAAATTATGAAACAAGTACTTGAACAAATATTAACAGAAGAAACAACAGAAGAAAAATTATTCCCAAATAGTTTTATAAATGTATTTTCGATGTTGGAATATATTACTATACTACCAGTTGAAAAATTTCCAGAATACTTTTTAATTTGGTTTTCCAGTTTTAACAAAATTGATGATAGACGATTATTTGTTTTGATTACAAATAATGGTAAAGTTTTATATGAAGATAATATACCAATTACAGATTTCTTTCATTTCACAAAAAGATTTCATTTTAAAGAAGGTGATAATTATACCATTTTAATTAAAGTATTTAATGAATTTGATGAAGTAGTTAAAAAAAGAATGTTACATTTTGGTCAAAATGAATTCAATAATTTGCATGAAAATGGTATATTAAAAATGCATCGTTATCCAAAAATATCAGTCGTTACTCGTATTAAAAATATGAGTAATCAAATTGAAAGATTACACCAAAGTTTAAAAATGCAAAGTTTTAAAGACTTTGAATGGATAATATTTGATAATAAATCAACTGATGACATTTATTCTAAAATACACGAATGGAGAAAAAAAGATAATAATATAATGTATAAAAGATTACCAGAATTTTTAAATTTTTGGGAATATTCTTATACTGAAACTAATGGTGAAATAATAGTTGTAGTTGATGCTGATGATTTTTTAACAAATAATGCATTAGAAACAATAGATACGTTTTTTAATGAACACAAGGAAACTGATATGTTGATCGGCAATAATCTTATATTTGGTCACGATAACATGAAAATATTAGATAGTAGTATGTTTGATAATACAGCATACCATCCAACATGTTACACTAGAAAATGTATTGAGGATACTCTAAGGACTCACACAATAGACACGCCATTAACTGATGACCATGAAATAGTAGAATGTATTAGAGCAACTGGCAAAACATCATATTTTATACCAAACTATTTATATTTTTATAGAAAATTCAATAAACAATCTATAACATGGAATAGTATGAATTTAAATGATTATCAGAAACATCCAGATTGGCAAAAGTCATCAGATATTTTGCATAATAAAATAAATAATTTAAAATTATTACCAGAATATAAAGAAACTACTACTTTAGAATATTATATTATATATAGTAATGAAGATGAAGATTATAATGATTACAATGAAACCACTTATTTTTTTCAATGTATGAATAGATTATATGATGATAAAATAAATTCATTACATATAATTGACTTTAAAGATATAGATTTAGAAATATTATTTAGAAAAATTATAAAATATATAGATAAATTTTGTAAAGATAATAGTATTATAATGTTTATATCTGGTGATTATGAACAATATGCTACAGAAATTGAAATTTTAGATAAATTTTATAAAAATGAATACAAAAAGAATCAAAAAATTCTTTTCTCAAAAGATAAATATTCAACATTTATAGGTGAAAGTGATAGCATAAGTTATATGCTTGATGAAATCATTGAAAAATTTTATATAGACAAAAATGATAGTATCGAAGAACAATTAAAAGAATATGTATTAAATGATGATAATTCTGCTATAGATACAGAATGTGAAATTTTTATGTATCATGATAAAAATGATACCTTTAATTATAAACAAGAAAGTGCTCGTATAAGAAATACTATCACAAAAACCTTCCCATCAATTTTAATAAGTAAAGAATGATAATTTGTATTGTGACTCCTGGTGTATATGATATTTCAAGAGCTTCAAATTACGGAGCAATTGAAAGAATTATTTTTAATACCAAATTAGAATTAGAAAAATTAGGACATCAAGTTGATATAAAATATCCAAATGAAGTTAATACTGGTGTATATCAAATAGTACATTGCCACATGGCGAACCAAGCTATGATGCTGAAACTTAGAAATATACCTTATATTTTTACCTGTCACGATCATCATGTAATGTTACATGATAATGTACGACGCGAAAATGAAATGGCATTATCATTTGCAGAGATTGGTATTGTTCCAGCTGAACATTTGTTAAAATTATTTGGCAATTTACCAAATGTTGTATATTTACCACATGGTGTTGATATTAATTTATTTACATTTAAGAAAAAATTAGATGTAAAGCAACATAAATTATTATGTATTGCAAATAATGGTATAATAGGTGATAATTCATATGATAGAAAAGGTTTCAGAGAAGCCATAGAAGCTGCCGTTGTATTAGGTTTACCTATAACTATAGCAGGTCCAACTAAAAATAATAAAGAATTTTTTGATTCTAATCCAGAATTATTGGAATATAAACTTTTGAATATTATTTATGATTTAAACGAAAAACAGTTAATAGATTTATATCATGAGCATACATTATTTTTGCATCCATCAAGACTTGAAGCTGGTCACCCAAATTTAACATTACTAGAAGCTATTTCTACTGGATTACCGGTAGTTGGAACATATGATAGTTCTCTAGAATTAAAATCTTTATATAAAGTTAGAGTTGGTTATCCATTAGATATAGCGTGTGGTATTAATCATATAATACATAATGGTAATTATTTTGAATATGTACATAATACACAAAAAGATATTTATAATTTTACTTGGTCGAAAATAACTAAACAATTGGAAAATTTATATTTAAATGTAATAGAAGAAAGAAAAAATATGAAAGATGAATTTATAAGCATATATGATAATGCTATTAAAAATGAAAATACTATTAAAGATAATGTTGAAATTACATATAATGATGGCGTCATGTGTCACATAAAAGGTATTAGTGATAAAACATATGATGTTCAATTTATAGATATGGATGAAAATAGGTTAATATATTCAAATATATGTAAACCAGGTACATGGAATGCACCATCAAGAAAATGGTTTGTAAATTGGAAAGTAATAGTTAATGGTGAAGAACATGTTTTAAATTTAATAGGTAAAAATGTTTTAATTGTAAATGAAAGTCCAGCAATGGGTGATATAATTGCATGGTTTCCATACTTAGAAGTTTTTAGGTTAAAGCATAATTGTACAGTAACATATTGCGGACCACATATTCAATTGTTTGAAAAAAATTATCCAGAAATAAAATTTATTGAATATACAAATGATAATAATATACTAAAACAATATGATGCAACATATAGATTAGGTATATTTGATGCAGATGAAAATATAAGGTTTGAACGACATAAAAGACATTGGAAAAGATTAACTCTACAAGAAATAGCATGTGATATATTAGGTTTGGATTATGAACCGATTAAACCAAATATAGTAGTCAATAATATTGGTAGACCTATACTAGAAAAATATGTTGCTATAACTGAATGGTCAACATTAATGGCAAAACTTTGGATGTTCCCAAAAGGTTGGCAAACAGTTGTTGATTATTTAAATTCGAAAGGTTATAAAGTTATAATTGTAAGTAAAGAAAGAACAAATTTAAAAAATGTTATAGATAGGACTGATAGAACAATAGAAGATACTATTAATACTATTTACCATGCAGAGTTTTGTCTTGCTCCATCGACAGCAATTAATTGGATAGCTTGGTCTTTGAATAAAAAATGTATAGTACCTTCTGGGTTTTCAGAATCTTGGGCTGAATATGATAATCCATTCAGAATAATTAATACTCAACATTGTCATGGTTGCTTTAATGATGTTAATTTAAATTTTGATAAAAGTTGGGAAGCTTGTCCAAGAAAAATGGAATATATATGTAGTACATCTATAACACCTGATCAAGTTATAGAAATGATTGAAAAAATAATATGAAAACTTTAAAAAAGGTAAATGTAGAGCCTAGATATGTAGAGTTTATACCAGAAGAATTAGAAGATGGTATACTTTATATTTCAGAAAAATATAAATGTGTAATACATCTTTGTTTGTGTGGTTGTAAAGGTCAAACAGTAACCCCCTTTATACCAAAATCAATGGACATTAATTAAAAATGGGGATAAAGTATCTTTATCCCCATCTATAGCTAATAATTACTTCGAATGTAAATCACATTATATAATAACAAATAATGTTGCTAATTTTGTTTAAAAATAATATAAATATATGGCAAAAATACGAAGAGGATTTATAGAGGATTATTTCTATTGTATAAATAGAGAAATTATTTTATTTGATAAAATTTTATCATCTAAAGATTGTCCTAGACAATATTTAAATCCTATTGATGGTACAAAAGCTATAACTTTTAATACTAAAGGTTTTAAAGATGGAGATATGTATTATATAACAAATATAAGTGATAATCCCGATAATTGGCTATATCAAACAAATACAAATATTACAATTTATCCTGGTCAAATGTATCTATTTTATTATACTGGTGAAAAAAGTATAGTTGGTGGATTAAATGTAGTTGGAGATTTAACATGGTATGTACAGTATATAAACACTCAAATTCCATAAAAATCATCATAACTTATCAGATGTTTTAGTGATTCGGCAGAATATGAAACTTTTTGTTGACCTTGTTCACCATCTTTACCATTATACCTATCATTGTTATTTTCTACTGTACAACTTTTAGGATCTAATTTTATTTTATTTTTAGATTTAAAATCTATTATTTCTATAAATGAAATATTTTGCTGTTCATTTTTTTTAATATTTATCACTTTGCCAACAGCAGTTATTTTTTTATTTAAAATTTGACCACTAACTATATCACCAATAGAAAATTTTTTATCCTCTCTAGTATCTTCTTTAGAACCATTAGATTGTTCGTACCCACTATCTAAAGAACGTAATTTAATCTTAAACATTGGATTATCTGTTGTACCACCATCAGATGTCAATGTATTGTTATCACCATTTAGAGAATTACCTCTTCCTATTAAAGGCATAATTTTTTTTTATTTTTTCAATATATATATTTATATTTTCATTTTTATAAATAATATATAAAAAATAAAATATATAGTTTTGCGACATTAATAAAATAATTATCAATATTAATCATGATAGATAAAAATAAAAATGTAGTCATGGTAGTAGAGCGTGCTACTACTAAATTAGACGTTAAAAAGGATGAAAATGGAAAAGGTTATATTTTAGAAGGAATTTTTACAACATTTGGTGTAATGAATAAAAATAACCGTGTCTATGAAGAAGATGAATTTTTACCACACCTTGAATATTTAAATAAAAAAATTAGTAGAGGTAGATTAGTTGGGGAATTAGATCATCCAGAAAAATTTGATATATCATTAGATAAAGCATCTCATATTATAGAAAGTTTAGTTTACAATAAAGCAGATCGTACAATAACAGGTAGAATTAGATTGTTATCTACACCTTCTGGTAAAATTGCACAAAATTTAATTGATGATGGCGTTCAATTATCTATATCATCCAGAGCAGCCGGCGTTGTTAGAGAAAACAATACTGTACAAATTAAAAAAGTTTTCACATATGATCTTGTAGGTGATCCTGGGTTTGATAATGCTACATTAACAAGAATAAATGAAAGTGTAGGATATGATAATGCAGATGACATTTCTATTTTTGATATGAATATGAGCGAGAGCGAATTAGATAGAATAATTAGTTCTATTGATATGAGTACAAATGTTAAAAAAACAGAAAATAATAAAGAAAATATAATAGAAAATAATCATCCCATTATGGAAGATAAAAAGTTTGTATCAAAAGAAGATTTAGAAAAATTCCACTCGTATATTACAGAACAATTTAATTCTTATGATGAAAAATTAAATGATAAAATTCTAGAATTTTATGAATTGAGTAAAAAAATAAAAATTCAGGAAAAATATTTAGAATATATTACTAATGAAACAAATAAAATTGTAAAATCAACAGAAGAATTAGATACTATAATAGGTTATACAGAACATGTTGCCAATGAAGCTAATAAAACTATTGAATATACAAAATATATAAGTGAAGCTTTGGATAGAAGTATTTCTTATCAAGAACACCAAGCAAATGAGCATAACCAATTAGAATCTTATATTAGCGATTATTTAGTAGAACAAATAGATAACTCTTTGATTGAAAATGAAAAACATATCGGTTATACTAGATATTTGGCAGAATTGGTAGATAAAGGTTTACAATATACGGAAAGTGTTGCTGAAGAAGTTAAATATATAATAGAACATAATGATGAAATTGTAGAAAATGTTAATCTTTTAATAGGTTATACTGATTTAATGACTGAAAGAATAAATGCAGGTTTACATTATTCTAATTATTTATCTGAAGAAATAAATAGAAGTAATGGTGATTTAGATACTGGAAGTTATTTAGGAATAAATGAAAATAGAGATGATGTTAATATTTTAATTGATAATTCAAAAACAATAGGATCTAAAATTGATAAATTAGTAGAATCAATTAGTAATCAAAAAAATATAGATGCTACACAAAAAGCAAATAATGCATATTTTGGATTATTAACTGAATCAAAGAAAAAAGAATTTTTACTTTTAACAGAGAGCCAAAAAGAAAAGGTTATATCTGCTGTTAAAAGAGAAAAACCTTTAAGTGGTGGTGAATTCGTTCAAATATGGGAAAAGGCTTTAAATCCTATAAATCATGACGAGTATGTTACTATTTTATTAAATGGTATGCCATCCGAATATAAGCCTGTTTGGGAAAGTTTAGATAAAAATGTACAAGAAAGAATTATAGCACAATCTAAATATACAAACATAAATTTGAATAATCAATATGCAATTTCTGATTTTTGGCAAACCAGAAATATTTTAAATGAGAAGTTAGAATTTCAGCCGTTAAATGAAGCTGAATTAATTACCGAAAATGAGAAAAATAAAGCATTGGGGTATAGTGATAATCATTTAAATTATATTGCAAATTCATTAAAAATGATAAATAAAAATAAATAATAAAAAATGTATAATATGTTAATTAATGAGGGCCAAGTATACGAACAATGGGCTCCTATTTTGGAACAAAATGCTGGTGTTACTAATGATTATAAAAAGAAATGGTTATCTAAATATTGTCACTATCACACAGTAAATGAAAGTTCAAACTCTTTAAATGAAAATTTTTCATATAGTTCAACACAATCTTTAGGAACATTGCCTGGTATGGGTGCTGTTCGTCCAGGTTCTGCTCCTGGTGGTCCTTTATCATTCTATACTGGTACACAAGGTAGTGGTGATAAATTTCCTTCTTTACTTCCATTAGCTATTCAAGTTGCTTCTAGAACTATTGGTTTTGATATTGTTTCAGTTATTCCAATGTCTGGACCTGCTGGAGTTCTTACATACTTAGATTATGTATATGCTGGTGGTAAAGTTGGTGGTGCAGATAAACCATTGATAATTTCTATTAATGCAGACGATATTAATTCTACAAAATATGTAGTTGGTACTCACTATTGGGGAACTAATAGAGGTGCAACTGGTGCATTTGCTTCTGGTGATAAAGCCGTAGAATTAATTTTTGTTGGATATTCACGTATTACTGGTTATCCTATTTTCAGAGTTGGTCAAACTTGGGCATATACTTCTTCATGGGCAGTAGATAATACTATTACATTAGCTGAAGTTTTTGATTCAAGTGCAGCTATTACTACTGATACAGCAGGTGTACCTACAGCTGTTAATACTTCTTCAACTGCTATTGCTGTTACAACTAAACCAGATTTAGTTCGCGCATTAGAAGATCAAATCCAAGGTTTTGCTGGTGCTGGTACTTATGATCAAGATAATTGGACTGGTTCGGATGTTAACGGAACAGAGCCTGTTAATCCTATGGGACGTGCAACTGGTGAATCTACATACTACAGACAAATGAGCCTTAAAGCTTACACCAAGTTTGTAGAAGCTGAAACTTTCCAAGTAAGTGCTGCTGTTACGACAGAGCAAATTCAAGACTTGAATAAACAATACGGTATCGACGTATTGTCAATGATTGAAAATGCTCTTGTTAATGAAATTTCACAATCAATTAACAAACACATACTTTCACGTTCATTCGCTCTTGGATGGTCAAACAATAGCCAATACTACAAAACTTCTGGTGTAACCCTTAACTTTACGTTAGATAGAAGTACTTTAAGTACAACTGCATCACCTGAATTTATTAATAAAATTGGTTTCCGTGAAGCTATTAATGTTAATGGTTTTGCTGATTATGGTGACTTTGAAAACTTGTATACATTACAACGTAGAATTATGAGCAAGATCATAACTGCTGGTAGTATTGTTATGCAACGTGGTCGTAGAGGTCCAGCTAACTTTATTGTTACTAACCTTCAAATTGCTACAGCATTACAAGATAATGCACAGTTTAGCTTTGCTCCTATGAACAATACAATTAACCAAAATAACGGCTCATTGTATCCAACAGGAACAGTTGCAGGTATGACAGTATATGTCGATCCAAATATGAGCTTCAATGATACTCGTATCCTTGTTGGACGTAAAGGTGCTGATGAAGAACCAGGGTTAAAATTTATGCCATACTTAATGGCAGAATCCATACAAACGATTGCGGAAGGTACAATGTCTCCTAAAATCGCTGTTAAGAGTCGTTATGCCTTAGTAGAAGCAGGTCAATGGCCAGAAACGCAATATTATACAATATACTTAAAGACAGGTAATGTATCATTAGTATAATAGAATGTAAGTAAATAGTCAAACAAAAAAAGCCCCATTGAAGAATGGGGCTTTTTTATTATATAAAATATAAAATTTAAAAATCACGAATATCAACATCATCTATAGATTTATCCAAATTGATTTGAATTGTTTTTATATAGTCACCAAATGTTTCCATATTTACAGATTTTAAAAATGCAACAGTCTTTTCATCGAAATCTGTAACATCAATATTTTTTCTTTTTAAAATAACCATTTTCTTTTGCCATTCTTCTTCTTTCATTTTTGGATAGTTTCTTTTAAAACTTTCAACATAATCTACAAAATCATCAACTGAACATGTTTTAAATGTTTGTAGTTGTTGTTTTGTTAAATCTTGTTCTGAGAAACCTAAATCCTTTAAATACTTTATTCTTTGTGGTGCATCAAAACCTTTAATTTGTTTTATTGTTATACCAGCTTTATCAAATTTACTTTTTTTCTCAATTAAAGAATTAAATTTATCAATAAAACCTTGTTCAAATGGTGTCTGTAGTAATTTTTGGTCAAATAAACTTAAATCTTTAAATATTATACCATTATCAGCCAACATTTTTTTACGCATTTCCATTATATCATGCGTCAATAATGGTTGCCTTTTTTTAATTTCTTCTTGTATTTCATTTTTCCAATAAGGATGTATATCACCAAAACTTATAATATTTTGATCTATAGCAGTTGCCATATTTTCAATAAAATTTTGTCTATCTTTAGATTTATTTAATATTTTACCTATTTCATCATTTTCTAATTCTTCTACTTGTTTTATTAAATTTGGATTTTCTATATCATTTAATATAGAAATTATAACTCTTTTTGTTGGTTGATCATCTATATTTTTAATTTCTTTTTTAATATTTTCTTTTACATCTATAGGTATTTTTATAAAAGATTTACTAGTTTTATCAAAAAAATCATCTATGTAATTATCATCTATATTTATTTTAGTATCTGTTGATATTATATTATTTTTTACATTTATTTTATTCCTATATAAAAAATATAAAGTTAATCCGCTAATAGTTAATCCAGTTAATGTTAGTAATAATTTCCAATGTTTTTTGAAAAAATTTTTAATTTTTTTATCATCAGGTTTAGTATTGTCGGAAGATTCGTATAATTTATAAAAATCATTAATATTTAAAACATATTTCATTATGTTGTTTTTTATTTTAAATATATATATTTATTGGAAAAATAAATAACTATAATGTTAAAACAACATATTTTAGATTACGAAATATTTAGATTATTAGAAGATGATTTTGGTGGTACTCCAGATAAACCTACTAAATTAAAAATTAAAGTTGATAAGGAAACTGGAGAGGATGTTATAGATAAATCGAAAATACCACCAGATGCCCAAATAAGAGTTTTATGTAAAGAATTATATAAAGCTACTATAGATTCTGGTAGATATCAATCAATAATGAATGATAAAATTGCAAAACTGCAACAAGCTGGTGCTGGCGAAGCAGAAATTGGTCAAATGCAGCAAGTTATGCAAGACCAAATGCAAGGTTTACAAATGAGAGCTATGGACCTAGAGATGTACGTCATGTCGGTAGGTGGTTCTAATCAACAATTATCAATGTTAGCTCAAAAATTAACAGGTGAAGCAAAAATGTTAGCCGACAAAGCAAATAAAGAATATTTTGATAAAAAGGCTAAAAGGGTAGAAACTGATGTAATCAATGGATTGAAACAGAAGCAAATAGAAGCTGCTAAAAAGCAACAACAAGAAGAACAAAATGGTGATAAAAAACATGACGGTAAAGGTGATGATAAAAAATAAAATATTTAAAATAATTTTTAAACATTTTATAACTAAAAACGTAAAATAAATAAATAAAATGAATACTCTACAAACTAGGCTAAATGAATTATTAAAAACATTTACTATACCACCAGAAAAAAGAGGAGATTTACATTGGTTAAATGCAAATGTTGCTTTTAAAAATTCTGGGCATAGAGATCTTTCCGAAGTGCAACGTATTATAGTTGCTTTATTGAATGAAAAAAATAAACAAAGAATTAATACATATATTAAATAATTAAATTGAAAGGACCATTTTATAATGGAATTAAATAAAAAAATAATTAAATTCGCCAGGACCAAAAATGGTATTCCATCTTTATGGGAAAGTTTACGTAGATTTCCAACAATGGAAAGAATTACATGCATTTTTGATCCTAATGGTGATCAATTAGAACCTATTTTTCAAAAGATTGGTTCGAATTCTTCTTTAGTACCAATTAAAGAAAATTATCTAATATTAAAACTCTTTTATGATAAAGATGGTTGTGGTATATCATTATTTAGAATAAATAGTATTGATTGTTATTCTAACGATTCTGAGGTTGAGTTAATAAAAAGAAAGGCTAATGATATTACCGATTGGGTATATAATTCATCCGCAGAACAGTTATCTGATGAAGTTTCATCAAAAATTGATTTAGTAATAAATACCATATTAGAAAAATAAATTATTTTAATAATAATTTTAAACAAAAAAAATGGCTAAACGTATAATTATTAAAGTTCAATACATAATTTATTATAATTTAAATATACAAAAGGATTGAGTATGCAAACAGAATTGATTGATAAAGTAGAAACATTTAAAGATAATGTTTTAAGTAAAATCTCTAATAGAGATATTGTATCTTTCAAATTAGGAGATATATCATTTGATAATAATATTTCTGTAAAAGGTTCCAATTTAACATTACCGGCAATAAATAAAATTTTATCAACTGTTAGAGTTAAAAATAATTTTATAGATTATAAGCAAAAACTCTCTAATGAAGAATGGTCTCATATTGAAAGTACATTAAAGACTGCAAATTCAAATGCTGAATTTTGGGCTAAAAAAATTACAAATACTGATGGTTCATCATCAATAGTAAAATTATATGCTAAAAATAAAAAAGATGAAAATTTAGTAGATTTAAAGGACTATAAAAAAGTATTTGGTGATTACTTTGATATGATTACTTTAGCATTAAAAGGTACAACAAAAGAATATGATCTTAATATGTCTTATTTTGATGATAATAGCGAAACTGTTACTATGAGATTTATTGATAAATCATCAAAAGTTGATGTTTTAAATAATTTAACTGATATGTGGAAAATGGGTAATAATTTATCATTTAACATGTTGGAATATAATTCAGCACCTTTCTTTGAAAGATTAATTTGTACAAATGGTATGGTTGCTCAAAATTTAGGATTTAAAACAAACATTAGAAATGATTCATTTAATGTTGAAAGAATTCAAAATGAAATAAATAAATTATTGATTCGTGGTGAAGATAAATATTCTTCAATGTTAATGGAAAATGTACAACATTTAAGACGTACAGATATCTCAATAAGAGAATATTTTACATATAAGAATTTTTTCGAAAATAAAAATTATAATGATAAATATAATCATATAATTGCTAAATTATTTAATGATAATGATCTGTTTAAATCATATGGTGTTGATATAAATGCTCAGAGTGATAAATGGTTATCAACAGCTACTTCTGGTAGAAATGCATATGACTTTTTAAATGATTTAACATGGATAGCTTCACATACTGATAAATCAAGATTAGATAAGGATGATGCCTTTGAATTACAAAGAAAAGTTTCTGATTTATTTTTTCAAGATAAATTTGATTTGGAAGATATTGCACCAAAAGTAAATATTAAATTGGGTAAAGTTATTACAACAAATAATTAAAATTATGAAGGGTAGAATAATTGGTAATTCAGCGTCCTTTGAAGACGTAAGATGCAGGTTCGAACCCTGCCCCTTCAGCAAAATTTAAAAAATCACCTTTTCACTAAAAAGAACCTTAATGTTAACTGCATTAAGGTTTTTTTTGTTTTAATATATACTTTATATTTTTTATTTTTTTACAATTTATAATAGGTTTTTATGCAAGTAATCGATAATTTAAAAGATGCTTTGGATGTATTAATTCAAGCAGCAGTGATAGGTCAGAAAAATGGATGTTTTACATTAAAAGAGTCTAGTCTAATACAATCATCTATAGAATATTTACAATTATTATCAAATAATGGTGAATCAGTGGATGATAATATAAATGCAGTAGAGGAATAACTTCTATGCTATTAAAATAATATTTTTTTATGGGAGATGCAAATTATTTAAAAATTGGTACAATATCAATACTATTGACAATTATAGGAATATTGGGATTAGTAATATGCTCAACAGTATTACCTCAAATAACATCGTTTTTTGCTATAATGGCAAATGTTGGAGAATCTTTAGGTATAATATATTTAATTGATAGATATGTATTAAAAGATGTAAATACTTTAGAATTAATTAAAAATGGTGGCGGAGTTTCATACTCTATATTTTTGCTTGCTATATGTTTAGTAATAGCAGCATCTATAATTGGTAGTTAAAAATATTTATTAAAATGTTTAGAAAAATAATATCATCACTTATTATATTTTTATTTTGTTTTAATATTACTTATAGTAAAAATATAATACCATATACAACAATACCACACTTAGATACCGCAATATCATATTATAATAGAGGTGTAAAGGAAAAAACGAATAATAATGATGGTAAAGAAGTTGAAATGTTTTTAAGATATGTAGGATTACCTAAGGGTAATCCTTGGTGTGCAGCTTTCATATCTTATTGCGAAGGTGTTTGTACTGGAATTTTAAATAAAACAAAAAGTGCATTAGCTAGAAATTTTATAACTAAAAAATCAATATCAGCTAAAGATGTTTTATATGGCAGAGTAGTTATAAAACCTGGTACACTTGTCATTTTTCAAAAAGGTAATACATTAAATGGGCATATAGGTACAGTTTATTATTGGGATAAAGAACGAGGCCAATTAGTAGAAGGTAATGCTGGTGATAAAGTTTCATTTATGGAAAGAAGTATTCAACCTAGAAATTATTCTAGGATAATTTCATTCACTATTGTAGAATATGATAAATCCATACAAGAAAAAATAGATAGATATAAACAGAAAAAATTTGATAAGACAGAAAATAGTACAGTTAATGAAAGTAGAACCTTTTAAGGAAATTTAAATGCTAGGATTTGATATAAATTATGCCGTAGATATAAAAGAAGTCAATATAATATTAGTTGGTTGGTATCCTATGACAGTTAGATATGGCTTATATAAAATATCAGAAAAAACATATTTACTTTGGAATGTAAAAGGTACAACAAATACATTTTCAATACCATTGAGAATAGTTATAGAAAAACATGCTGGAAACTATAAGGCCCATTTCGAACTAACTTTAATAAAATTTAGAGAAGATTTATTACGTTGGATAGAAGAGGGCCTTACAGAAGATTGGATGTTAAATTATTATAATAATTTTAAAGATTTTATTAAAAATCAACTTTAAATGTTTTATAGTGTGAGTAAAGATCATCCTTTTTTGACATAAATTGTTTATATTCACCAGCTCTATCAAATTCCTTTTTATTTCTAACATAAACTGATATTTTTTTATCATAGCCTTTAGGTAAATCTTCATTTAATCCATGAAATGTTGAATTTTCATCATGATGAATAAATTGAAAAATTTTATTATTCATATCAATTAATAATTGACCAACTGTTCTTTCTTCATCATCAACCCTAAATACATTTAAACTGGAAGAATCTGTAAATGTTCTTTGTTGCATACGTTTTATAATATCAGTACTATTTTTAAAACCTAAAAGATATCTTTTTGTTTCAGTTTTCCTAACTTCTGCATTACCACGAGCTGTTCCCTCAACTCCATCCAAATGCCCAGCATTTTTTATAATATCACCATAATTAGTTTTAACTTTAAAATTAGATTTTGAAAAATCACATTTTCTAACTTGAGTTTCATATTGAAAATGTTCAATTTCATATACACTGTTTTTATCACATACAAAATATGCACCATTCCATTCTAATGTTTTAATATATTCTACTGCTTTTTCAACAGTTTTGAATGTTAAAATATTTTTAAATTCATCTCTTTTTCGTTCACTATTCTTAGTTTCTTTTGTTCCATTATGGCCAGCAATAGTTATTTCTGATTGCACACCCCATTTACTTCTATATTTATAATATGAGGAGGAATCTTTATTCATAAAATATGTATATACAAATCCAACATTTTCAGACATCCCTTCAGTCCAACCTGTACTATCTTCTGCGTATGCTAATTCAACACCTTTATATAAATTATGATAAACTTTATAATCACTTAATGATCTTCTATCTCTATTTTTAGCTAATATATAACCATCATGTTTTTTAGCAGCCACAATTATACATTCTTGGATTAGTTCCATTTTAAGACATTTTTTTTAATAATAATATCATTCCAATAGATATTGGATTAGTTAAATATTGTTTTATCAACAATTTAATTTAACTGGTTGTGATACGCAGCCTCTATTTCCTAAAGTTTTTAAAAACTCTGTGGAAACTTCATTTGTTTTTCTTAGTATTCCTATTGCACCATTTATGTCAGCATTTAATTCTATACCAAGTGAACTTTTAAATAGGCCTCTTTTAATTCTTTTTCCTAAATAATTTTCTTGATGTTTCATCTCTTCTAATGCTAAATGATCTATTTTAGAAGTGTAAGATTCTTCTGTAAGAAGAACTTCTATTCCTAATTCTTCTGCCTTATATTGGATCATTTGTATAAGTCTATTAAATGGTACATTAACAAAATTTTGATTGTTTCTTTTACCAATTGATATATCTTGCTTCCATCCAATATTATGACCAATTACTATCTTTCCAATGTTATTACTGATGCACAAGTTAATTAAAATTCTACTTGCCTTGTGTAAATAATCATTAATCTTATTTTTTCTTTTAAAGTTTAAAGAAACTATAGATTTTGATTTCTTAACACCATTTACTATCTCTAATGTAGATTTTAATTTACTCAATTTTTTATTGTAATATTGATTCAAACTCTTTAAAGGTCTACCGTTAACCAAATAGTTAGGAATCTCTATTTGGTTTGATGTTATAGCCAGTAAATTGTTTAAACCAATGTCTATACCAAAGACTCTCGATTTAGGTAAACCTAAATCAACTTGCTCTTTATTGTAAATTATCTCAACCTTGAAATTTTTGTTACCTTGTGATACTATCCTAACTTCCTTTAAATCTTTCTTCAAAATTTTAGTCTTAACTTTTGTAGAAGATTTAGGAATTTTTAAAAATCCTTTAGTTATAAATATGTTCTGACCTGGATAAATTAAAATATTTCTACCAGTTTTATCTAAATACTTTGGCAAATTAGGCTTACCTTTATACTTGGATTTATCCTTTGACCAATCTTTAATGGAACTAAAAAATGACCTCCAATTCTTATCCAATAACCTTAATACAGATTGTTTTGTTTGAGATGAAAGCAAATTAAACTCCTCTATAGACTTTAACTCTTTCTCTACTTCATTATAATTTAAATAAATAGCATTAGGAACTAAACCATCTTCCTTTTGTTTAGAAGTTTCAATGAACTTTTGACGAATTATATAATTGGCTCTATTATAAAGATTCTTAGAACAAAAACTTAGTTCGTCCAATTCTTTAGAATTCCTGATTATATGTGATTCCGTTCTGTGCATAGAACACTATTTTAATTTTTATAATATATATATTTATATTGTTCAACAATGATTATAAATGTTTAATTTTTTAAAAAATATAATGAATATAATACTCGGTAATGATGGTTTACCATCGGATGAATTTATACCAGAAAGAATAGTAAATGATGGTAATGTATTAGCAAAAGTACATGGAAGTGGTGCTAGTATATTAGGTTCAATAGAAACTGTAGAAGAAAGTGCCGATATATTTAAAGGTAAATATTTTAGATATATAAATAGTGAATTTATAGGTTTAGTAGTTAGAGCTGAACGTACAGTAAAAGAAGGTACGAATTATTGTGTATTTTTTGATAATGGACAAAAACATACTGTACAAGAAATAGAAAGGTTGATGGTCGAAGACCATACATATATAGAAAATGATTTATCAAAAATAATACCAAATAAAATAAATTCTGGTTTAAATTCAAATATTAGAATGGAAAAAAAACCTGTGGAATTTGATCCAGTAATAGAGATTCTTAAAAGAAGAAAAAAGAAACCTGTAGAAATATCATTATCAATAGAATTAGATTTACCATCTAAAGAATTATATGAAGTATTGGTTGATGATTATGATAATGCTGAAGATAAGATAATTGATTATCTTTTTACACCAGAAAATATAGTAACATTAAAAGAATGTATTAAAAACTCATTAAAAATATATTATGGAAATAAAGAATAAAATTATACATAGCACAGATATTTTTGATATAGTACATTCTTTATGTGAAGAGCCATTTCATGAAATGGTTACTATTGATTATAAAGTAGAAAATGTTGCTATTATACCATATACTTTAGATGCTGCAAATATTATAAATGGTATAGGTATAGTAAATAATTTAAATCCATTTAAAAATAGTGGATTATCTGTATTAATAGATTCAGAGCATGATTCTGATGATAATAGTTTAGATACTGCTATTAGATGTTTATATGATAAAACTGGTTATAAAGTGACGGATGATAGTAAATGGACATATTTAAAAGAATTGCATGTATCAGATATCATGAGTTCTGGTTATACATGTTATGCTGTAAATATTACAGAATTAAAACCTGAAGCTGATGAAAATTCATTAATAAATTCATTTAAAATAGTACCTGTTAATAAAATAATATCAAGTAATAATGGTTTGGCAATATCATTATTATTAAAATTATATGTTTCTTTATTTGGAAACATATTTGCCATAAAAAAACAATTTTAATTTTTTACAATTATTTAAGGTGATAAAATGCAAGAGGTAGATCAAGTAACAAAAAATTCAAATGAAAAAATTGAATTAAAAGAACAATTATCATATAATCCTCAAAGTCATAAATATAGAAGATATTATGAAAGAACTTCTTTGAGAAATGATAAATATCAATTTATAGATAATTTAGGTGTACGACGAATTACTAATAAATTAAAAAAGAGAACAAGGAAAGAAAGGTATAATTTTTCAGAATGGTTTAATCGTATTAAACATTCGAATAAAAATGGTAGTAACATACATAGAATAAATGAGGAAGCACTATACAATGAGATGGTGAGACAAACAGAAGAAAGAGAAGAGAAATACTTAAAGTTATTAATTGAAGTGTATGGTGAAGAAATTGGTAAACAAAAACATAAAAAACACTTAGAAGATTTCGAAAAGAGATTTGCTAAAAAACTAGATAAGATATGATTTTAAAATAATAATTTTATATGAAAATATTTATCAGCTGTGATGATAAAAAAAATATAAAGAAAAATTACAAAACATATCTCGATAAAAATTTAGCCATTATTGATGTACCAGTAATGGCTAAATTGATTAAATATTCCGATTATGGTGGAGATATTTGTGTTGACTATGTTTTAAGCCAAGAAATAGAAATTAAAATACGAAACATTTATGAAAGTAAAAGATTTGATAAATTATTATATATCATTGATAATATAAGTATAGGATTTGTTAGTAATTTTAAAAAATACGTAGAAAGTAAAGGTATATTATTTACAGAATATATTTTAATAGATTATAATCAAACTATAGATAATAAAATATATAAATATTTCGATAATGTTATTTAAAATAAATATTATGTTATGTCATTCATTACAGATTTTAATGTTCAAAAATTATCAGTAGATAATTTAAAGGACGGTATTAAGGATAAGGTTAGAGATTATAACAATCTATATGATGTAACTAGTAAATTAGAAATAGAACAAACAAAAAAGGAATTAGAATTATCTAAATTGAATGGTGATGAAGCCATAGTTAAACGTTTAGAAATTGAACAATTAAAATCTAAAATAAGTTCTAATAAGTTACAACTTTCACAAAAAGAATCTGTAATAAAAGAACATCAGAAAATTATATCAGATTTTAATAAACCAAAAGATGATAAAACAAATATACCATTTGCCACAAATACAGAAGAATTACCAACAAATATATCAGATGTAACCGATGATACTGATATATTAACTTTTAAAAAAAATTTAGAAGAAAATAAATTAAAAAATATATCAGCTAATACTGGTACAATAGATACTGCCGATACTGCCGGATTTAGTCAAGAAGATGCAGAAAGTGCCCAAGAAATAACAGAAATCAGAAATAATAATTCTTTATATAGTGGATTAAAATCTAGTGATGATGATACTATTATAAATGAAAGAATTAAATATTTTAAATCTGATAATAAAACTGAAGGATTTATATTACCTTGGGATGGTAGATTATCTTATGCATATTCAAGTTCACAATCTATAGGTAACCATATGCCATATGGTGATGAATGGGTTGGTAGTCCTGCTATAATGAATCCATATGCATTAATAAGATTTGATCATGTGGCTGGATCTAAACATCATAAATTTTTAATAGATCAAAAAAATAATAAGGGTGGATTTAGAAGTACACTTTATAAACCTTATGCAAATGTTAAGGATTATGGAAATTCTATAACTATAGGTAAAAATGAAGGAAAAGAAAAAATTGTTATATTTAATGATTTAAAAGCAAAACAAGAATTGGGAATAACCGAAGCTGATGGTACAACATATGTCGATGAATCCGGTTCATTGTATGTTAATGAAGTTGATTATTCACAAGAGATATGGAGACCACAAAAAGAAGTTACTGTTGTAAAAACTGGTAGAACTTATTCTAAAAAAGATGACCCAGCAGAAGTTACAGTTGATACACCATTAGCTGGACAAAATGCAGAATTGGCAAGAGCTAATGCTCAAATGGCTATGAGAAAAAATTGGGAAACTAATAAAAATATAAAATCCAATTATAAAACAATAGATAAAGCTAATTTAGATGCAGAAAATAAAAATAAAATTACACCAGATAGACCAGAGTTTTGGTTATTAAAACAGGGTTGGAAAAAATGTAAAAAACCTAATGGTAAAGAATTATATGTTGAACCACAGCACTGTGAAGGTGATACTATAAAAAGTGGTGCAAGTGCAGAAGTTATAGCTCAAATAGAAAAAGATGCAGAATCAGCAAGAAGTTATATAGAATTGCAAATAAGTAGAGGTTGGGTAAAAATTGGAAATAATACTAAAAAAAGATATTTAAGAAAACCAAATTCCAAACCAACTATAAAGGAGCCGATAGAACCAACTACTGATAATTTAACAAATCCTGAAAATTTTACAGGTACAGAACAATTTCAATATAGATGGGCAGACTTTTTATATTGTACATATTACGATTTAATACCTAATAATCTTTTAGTAACATTAAGACGATATCCCATGCCAGTAGGTGATAATGCTACAATGATAGGACAAGATAAAACTAAACAACATTTATTAGCAGTAGCAAGTGCAGTTACATGGATGGGTGCACAAACTGGTAATCAAGTTAGTGAACTTATGACATTTTCATACCATATGAATTGGAGAGATTTAAAAGCTGAAATAAATGAAATACAAGGTAATGAACAAGGTGCCGCTGATAGTCCATTTGGAGAAGGTATTGGAAAATGGTTAGGTATTTTAAGTGGACAATCAAACTTTAATAGTGTATCAGGTTGGGATGAACAACGAGCTAAATTTGATCCATATAAAGATGGTGCATATGCAAACCGTATATATGGTCCTGTAAATGTTATAGATTCAACAAAAGCAAGAGATAGAGGTTTAGCTTATGATCATCAAATAAATTTAAATTTTCATTATTCTTTAAAATCTATAGGTGGTATAAATCCTAAAGCTGCAATGTTAGATATAATGGCTAATATATTAGCACTAACATATAATAATGCTGGGTTTTGGGGTGGTGCCAATAGGTATTTTCCAAATAAACCTGCTTATCCATTTCCTGGTGGTAAAAAAAGCCAAGATGCATGGTATTCAGGTAATGCAACTGGTATGTTAGATGGTATTGCAGACCAACTTTCTACTGCGTTGGGTAATATAGGCAGTTTTGTGCAAAATTTAATAACAAATCCTAGAGAAGCTTTAAAAGGTTTAGCTGGTAAAGGTACTCAATTATGGATGGCCGAAAAACAAAGAGATAAAAGACCTGCTATTTTAGGATTAAAAGCATTATTAACTGGTGATCCAGTTGGTGAATGGCATCTTGTTATAGGTAATCCTTTTAATCCTATTATGATGATAGGTAATTTGATATGCACAAATACTAAAATTTCTTTTTCTGATAGATTAGGCGCAGATGATTTTCCTGACCAAATGACTGTAAGTATAACTCTAGACCATGGTTTAGCTCGCGATAAAGGGTCAATCGAAAGTATATTTAATAGAGGTAATGGTAGATTACATTATTCTTATTATGGTCAAAATACGGAATTTTGGAATAACGCATCGTCAACAAGAGATAGTAAAATTGATTGTGCTAATTGTAAACAAACAGTTGATGATAATTATACTGGTAAAAAACGTGTAATGTCAGCTGATACAAATAGTAACTATGGTGGTTCGGCTAAAGGTGGTGGAGTTAATGATGCATGGACGATGCCACAAAGTGCTCTATTACAAGGTAAAATGTATAGTTCAAATAAACAAGCTCAAGCTTTGGCAGAAAAAATAGGATTTAAATCCGGTGGAGAATAATTAAAATAAATAAAATATGCAATCTAAAATATTAGCAAGTAAAAAAAATATAAAAAACAAAGGTGAATCTTTTATAGATTTAACAACAAGATCTTTGGATTATAAATCGGATGGTCAAGTTATAGATGCATTTTATGTTGGTGAAGATATGGCTATGAGATTAGATCTTGTTTCTTTTGCAGCATATGGTAATGATGACCATTTTGATATAATAGCTAAATATAATGGTATCTCTAATCCATATTCATTAGATGCAAATGATCTTGTATATATACCAGACTTGGGATTTATGTATGATAGTTTATATGATCCACAAAATAAAAATAATATAGAAGAAGTTAGGAATAAATTTATAGATCCTACAAAAAAGACATCATTAGATCCTAAAAAGATTTTATATGATGAAGAATTAAAACAATTACGTAAAAATATAAATGGTGGTTCATTTTCAAATTATAATTTGCCACCAAATTTTTCTGAACCTGGAGATTCAGAAGCAACATTAACTAAAAATGGAAATTTTATTTTAGGAAATAATATTATTAAAAAATGAGTAGACAATTACCTTCAATAGTTACAAATCCAGCAGGCATGTTACAAAAATTATCAGATGTTGGAAACTGGATAACATCTTTAAGATTAACAGAAAGTGGTGGTAGACAAAATATAGGATTTTCAGGAGTAGATGCGGATTGGGCTGGTAGATTTGCTGCTGCATTTTGGACAAATAACCATAATGGCACTACTGATTTTTCACCATTACCAAGTATACCTCGACAGCCGGCTGGTGCCCCGTATTGTGCTTTATCAGTTACATTAATTTTACGTTTAGCAGCACAATATGCAAATGATTTAACGGAAGATGAAAGAAGTTATTATTTAAAATTAGGAAATGCTGGTTCTGGATTTGCAAGAGATGCTTATAAAAATGGTAGTAAATATTTAAAAAAGGTAGATTCTCCAAGACCAGGTACTATAAATTGTAGAGGCACTACAGGTAGTGGACATGTAAACATAACAATCAATAGTAGTCAAAAACCAGCCATGAATGGTAATGGTAATTGTAAAGAAAATATTGCAGATGGACAAAGAGATGCTTTAGGTGGTGGTATCTGTAAAGGTGGTACTCCACAACTTGTAGAATTTTATCTTATACGTATAGGTGGTAAATTTCCAGATTCTACAGGATTTATTGCTGATAATAGAGTTATAGATTCTACACCAGCAGAAGATAATAGTAATCCGGCAAATAATAGTAACAATAATGATACGCCTTCTAATACAGAATCTAATGATTTAGATTTAAATGCAGCATATGATCGTATAAACGATTTTCTACTTACTGGTAAAGCAATGTCTGATTCCGTAAATGATAAAAAAGATGTTAATGCTGTAGAAAATAAAGATCAAGAAACATCAACAAAAATTTTATTAAACCCAACTCACGAATTAGATAAAATTATTAATCCTGGTGGTGAAGATGGTTAGTTTTTAATAATTATAAAATAAATATGAATATATCAGAAAAAGGTGTAATGTTAATTAAAGCATTTGAAGGATTTAGAAGTACAGCATATCAAGATACTGGTGGTATATGGACTATTGGATGGGGTCAAACTGGTTTTATAAATGGTAAAAAGATAGAACAGGGTACAACTATAACATGTGATGAGGGTGAACAATTTTTACAAAATCAATTCAGTGCAAGAGGTATTATTTTACAAAAAAAAGCTAATAATTATGGTGTTATATTAACACAAAATCAATTTGACGTTTTTATGAGTAGAATGTATAATTTTGGTGTTAATCATAAATTACATGATACACTTTTACAATTAATAAAAAATAATTCTAGTGCTGATGATATAAAAAATAGTATAATATCAGGTACACACGATAAAGCTGGTAACCTTTTAAGGGGTTTAGTTATAAGAAGAAATGCTGAATACCAATTATGGTCAACTGGACAATTAAATAGTGATGTAATAGATAGATATAATAGTAAAATAAAACAATGTGGTGGTAAACCTATAGCCAGAACAACAGTTGCTTCTAATATAGATGATAGAACAAATAATAATATAGATGGTAATATAGATGGTAATATAAACAGTAATGATGAAAAAAATACTGATGATAATTTAGATTTAAATTCTGCATATGATAGAATAAATGTTTTTTTATTAACTGGTAAATCAATGTCTGATTCGATAATTGAAAAAAAAGATACGAATAGAACAGATTCTTTAAATCAAGAGGTATCAACAAGAACAATTTTAAATCCAACACATAAAATAGATACTATATTTAATCCTGGTATAAAAGAAACATTATAATATGTCATTAAAAATAGAAATAGAAAATAGTTTAATATCAAAAACAGAACAATTTATAAATAGTTTAAATTTATTATATGGTGGTACAACATCTAATGAATTTGGAGTAAATATAAATTATGTTGTAACTGGTAAAAGAAATAAAACTAATGTTGGTTTAAATTTAATAGTACAAGCTTCTACTATAAAAACTAAAGAAATCATTTCAGTTGTAGAGTTTAAATTACCAATAACTAAATATGTTAAAGCTATAACTGTTTCTGAAATAAAAGAAACTCAATTATCAAATTTAAGTTTAGCATTTGATTCTATAAAAAATGATTTTGGATTAAAAATAAAAGAATGGGTATTAAATAATAAAAATACTAATTTAGATTTTAAAAATGGTAATGTTCAATATTATTATAATACTACAATAACAAATAATATAGATGATTTACCATATACGGAATCTAGTGGTTCATCAGGAAGTTCCGGTTCCAGTGGTTCATCAGGAAGTTCCGGTTCCAGTGGTTCATCAGGAAATAATCAACCAGATATACCTGTAAATACGAATGAAGAAGAATTTGATACTTCTGATGATTATATAAATAATAAAAATATTGCTAATGATGTAAATGATAAAAATGTTATTAAAAGTAAAGATAATAATAACATAATTAAAGATTCTGTCAAAAGTGATAATGATAAACAAATAAATGATTCTGGAAAAGAAAAAAATAAGCCGGCTACACTTGGTAAAGGTATTGGTGGATTGGGTGGTAGCCAACCTGTTATTATTATAAATGATTATGTTTTCTCATCTAGAGAAATAATTAGTATGGAAATAACGTCTACAAGTTTTTTACCAACTATATCATTAGTAATATCATTACAGACTGGTATATTTATATCAAGACATTTTCCAAAAGATGGTGATGTTGTTAATATTTTTATAAGAAGTTATAATGATATTTTTAAACCAATAAGAAATGATTATTTAATAACACATGTTGATACTACTGCATCTAAGGATAAAGAAGGTTCTGAAATAACATTATTTATAGATGGTATATTAAATATTAATTATTTATTTGCAGAAAATTGTAAAGCTATTAAAAATAAAACTTCATATGAAGCATTATTAGAAATATCAAAAGATTTAAAATTAGGGTTTGCTTCTAATGAAACAAATACTGATGATAAGATGACATGGATATGTCCATATGATACATATAAAAATTGGATAGATAATATAACAATACATGCATATAAAGATAATAAATCATTTTTTGATTCATGGGTTGATTTATATTATTGTTTTAATTTTATAAATATGAATACAGTTTATTCTGTTAGTGATACAGCCGAAGCAAAGGATGGTATAATGTCATCAACTCAGCAAATAGATCATAATAGGGATGATAACATTACTTCACAAAAAACTGTACACCATTTTTCTAATGCTCCTGCTATGGAAAAAACAAATTATTATTACAATTCATTTGAATTTATAAATAATTCTGGTGAAATAAATATTTTAAATGGATATAAAAGATATGTACATTTTTATGATGTTTCAAGAAGAGAATTATATTCTGGTAAAAAAGAAAAACATGATGTAATTTTTGTCGACCCATACTCATCTGATAAGGTTGAAGAATATAAAAATATGATGAAGGGTAGAACAAATGAAAAATATTATCAAAATACAAATAAAAGAAAATGGCAAGGTATACAATATTCAAATGTAGCAGAACATAATGTACATGCATATTGGAAATATGCTGAATTTATAAATTTTCAAAATTTAGAATTTGTAGATAAAATGTTATTAAAAATAACATTACCTAAACCAAATTATAATGTTTATAGAGGTCAAAGATTACCATTAACATGTATTATCACAAAGGATGTCGAACGAGGTAAAGTTGCTGGTAGTGTAGGTAAAGATGATTATAAATCATTAGGTTTAACTGTTGATAGATTTTTAAGTGCTAATAATTATGTTGTAGTTGGTATAAGATTAATATATTCTCAAATAGATGATAGTAAAAATAATGATGTTACTGGAAAAATAGAACAAGAATTATATTTATCAAGAAGAGAATGGGAAATGCCCACAAGTGAAGGTAATAATGGTGAAAATTATCAATCAAATAGTCTATAAAAAAATTAAATATTTTTAATGAAAAGAAATCCAGATAAACTTATACGAAAATTTTTAGGTATAGGCTCAGATAATATGATGGGACAAGAACCTACGTATTTAGGTTTTGCCATTAAATTTGATTTTGAAAATATTAGGGATAAATCTAATATAAATCGTATAATACCTGGATTATTATTGAATGATGATGATTTAGATAGTTCTATTAATTATTTGAGGAGAATTGGTCAAGAATTGAGGTCTAATTATTTAGTAGAATTTATAAAACAATTAAAAGATATACAGTATAATAAACCTTGGTATTTTCAATCAATATCAGGATTAGAAGAGATATGGAAAAGACCAGATGGTCCAGAAAATACTGTAACATATCATGATTTATCATTAACTGTTGAATGTTTAGAATCTTTAGATTTACAAATGACATTTTTAGCAATGTTATATAAAAAAGCAAAAAGTGATAGTACATGGCAAAGAACATTATTACCATTAGAAAAAAGAAGATTTCATGCTACAATAATAGTTTGCGAAATAAGAAATTT